CCGTGCATTGGGTGTTCTAGTTCGTAGGTCTCAGCGTTCTGCTCACGGTCGATGGACCGGGCGTAGTTCAGGCGAAGCCGGAGCTGGTTGGCCCTGCCGACATCGTCGACGAGATATCGGGTGCCTACGCCATCGGCAAGGGCGGCTTCCATTAGGGCGTAGCAGTCGTCGTAGGCGAAGCGGGATTTCGAGGGTGGCATTTAGATCACCTCCTTTCAGGAGTGCTGGCTGATATTATCTCGCTTGTCGAGATAACGAATTAACCAAGGGAGGCACCAGATGTGAATTCCCCAATATCCCCAGAGCCAGCCACCGGTGCCGTTGCAGTTGGTCCATCGGGTTAATCGTCGCCAGGGGCCATAGCATTTGAAGAATTTCATGTGGTGATGCTCCGGGAATTGATCGTGTAAAGCCTCTCCTTCGCCCGCGTCCCGATGACGTAGGCTAGGTTCAGGTCCTGCTCGGTGCCATTCAGCAACCAGGGATCGAGGTGGTAAACCGTATCCCACTCTAGCCCTTTGGCTTTGTGTCCCGTGGTAAGACGAATAGTTCCCTCCTGCTTGAAGAGGTGCTCCGCGTAGGCGATAGCTTGGCCAAGGCTTTCTCCGAAGGACGCAAAGACCCGCATGCAATCGGCGACGTCGCCTGCCGACTTGCTTCCCTTCTCCCGGCGGACTTTTTCCCATTCAGCGATTTGCTCAAGTACCCTTTCACAGTCATCCGTTTCTTGTCCGAGTTTTTTAAATGCACCGATGATACGTGGGCCAATATCCGAGCCAGACACGGACACGGAGCGCTTGGCTGACAGGAGTCGCATGGCAAGCGTGAGCAGAGGCGCGTTATTGCGGCAGATAACAACGCTATCCTCAGCGATCTCGCTGAGTTTGATGGTCTTGAGGTCATGGACTATACCCCCTTCGCGGGTAGATTTAAAATGCGGCACTTGCCAGTGGACGGCCTTGACGATCTCCGAAGGACATCGGAAGCTGACGGAGAGGTCGCAGACGGTCATCGCGAAGCGCTTCTGCAACTCCTCCATCCCGCCTTGCACAGCTCCCCTGAAACCGTAGATACTCTGCCATGGGTCACCAACGATAGTGACCCGACCCTTCGCGAGCCTACGGAGCATCTCATGGTTCGTTGGCGATAGGTCCTGCGCCTCGTCGACAAGGACGTGTGGAAATCGTGGAAACGAACCACCGAACAGCGCGGGCATGTAGATCTGGTCGTTAAAATCAATGACCCCTTGGTAAGATGCTTTGATTGAGCCCGTGAGGATAGTATCGATAAGCTCCGCCGCGAGGGGTGAGGGTCGCTCGTCGAGCGCTGCGTGGAACTCGGCTTGGGTAAGCAGCGATCGGCTGTGGTGCTGTCCGTGGGGGATGTAGCCTAGCGATTTTGCTAGCCCAACGGCAGAGACGACTTCGTGGTAGACCTCCCAGGCTTCGGGGCGATCGGATTTGTCTAGGGCTTCGACGTAGAAGCGGAAGGCATTGCGGGTTTTGTCCTTGTCGAGGGCGACCTTGCCTACAGCGGAGGCCCAGATGCGGTGGCCGAGGGAGTTAAACGTGCGGACGAGGGCAGTTGATGGTAGGCGCTTGGTCATTTCCTCGGCGATTTTCTTGTTGAACGCTAGGCAGAGGGTCGGCTGCTGTGGGGAAGCAGCAACGATCATTTCTAGCGTCGTGGTCTTGCCGGTGCCAGCGAGGGCCCGAACCATGACGTTGTCGGAGGTGGAGGAGACGACGTTGAGGATGTGGGTTTGTTCGTCAGTCGGTTCCATTGACCTTCTCCCATTCTTCCCAACTCCGCTGGTTCTCCATCGCCGCCTTGCGAAGCTTGTACCTTAGGTCCTTCGGATACGGGTAGAGCGCAAGGTCCTGTGGGATTGGCTTGTCTTCAAAATCCTCTCGCTCGGCCAGGATCACCTGCGGATCGATGACCTCGGCATACAGATCCCAAGCGTCAGGCCGATCAAGTAGCTCAACAACACGATCGTGCTCAGCCCGGTTTCCGAGTCGATGGCCCCGCGGATCACTAGCGTAGTCAGTGCCGATGCCAAGAAAGTACCTAAGGCCCCACTCAGTGCACTCATGGCGTACCAGAGCATTAGCGCATTCGACCCCGTCGATTGTGGTTTGCAGGTCGTAGGAGATGTAGACTCGTTTGCCATTGGAGGAAATCCCTGCGCCGTAGGGGATGAAGAAGGTGCGGATGGGGGTGAAGTGGTAAGCCTCAGTGAGGTAGGCGTCGAGTTCTGGGTTATGCTGGCGGATGAGGGCAAGGCCAGCAGCCGAGGCGAGGATGTCATCGATATCACCCGTTGCCATTGGGCGCTCCTTCGAGGTTGATGGCGACCTGCATTGTGAGCAGGTTGGTGATGCGGGTTATTCCGTCTTTCAATTCGGTTGAGTCCTTTGTCCTTTGGGTCATCATCGCTGCTATCAGTGCAACCATCAGAAGCGTGGCTTCTTTCGGCGAGATTTCCTGGGATTCGAACCAACCGACCAAGGCATTCATGGCATCGACTGCTTCTTCTTTGGTCATTTCAGCGCCTCCACTTGCGTTGCCATCATGGCACTTAGGATGCGGTGTCCCGTCATTGCCCATTCCTTGCCGGCGTTGAGCCTCTTACAGCTTTGGTCGATCTCAACCCCTGCTGCCATGGCAAAGAACGGACCCCAGTCTGCGCGGGGAATGTCTTGTGATTCCATCCATTGATGGAGCGCGGCGAGTGCCTCTACGCGTTCTTCTTTGATCAATGCAACCTCCCTTTAGTTGCCAACATCGTCACCTGATGGGCGACTTTCTTGAACATCTCCGACATCGCCAGCCAGCCCTGGGCCACTAGCCTGTCCTCGTCACGGACGAGGTGGGCCATGGTGGCGGCTTCTTCCTGGGCCTTGCGGACGTGTTCGATTAGCTTAGCGAAGGTCTCACCGCGGGTGGGGAGGCTCATGGGTTGTTAACCTCCCTTAGCCTAGCTTCGAGCCACTCGATCCGGCCCTGTAGCTGCATCTTCTCAATGGCCCACTCTTCGACCATGGCTGAGTCCACCGCGGCGAATGTTGGGTTGTGGAGCGCTTCTAGCTGAGCCACGCGCTCGTTGGCTTTGGCCCATCCGCGGCCATTGGCTACGACTCGGTCGTACAGGTGGGCACAGCGGGCGGTGGATAGCTCGCCTGTGATGACGAGCCAAATGTCCCTGAGTTTGCTCACCGCTCGCCCTCCGCTAGCGCGCTGAGCACCCCACCGCTGGCCTGGGCCTTGCCGATTGGGTCGCCTGGGTCATTGAGACTATCCCAGTCTGCGCAGCGGATTTCGACCTTGGTACGGACGTAGAAGAGATTAGCCGCACGAAATTGCTTGGCTTGGTCAATGTCCTCGAAGACCTCGTAAGCCTCCCAGTCAGGGGACTTGACGTGGACGATGAAGAGCTTGGGCATTTAGAACCTCCGTTTAATCGGCGCTGGGGCGAGGCCCAAGGCCGCGATTAGATCGATCTTAACCGTGGGGGATTTGCAGGCTTCGTAGTCGGTGGAAGCTGTGAGGGTGTCGAGGCAGAATCGGAACTCCTCCCATTCGTCCTCGGTGAGGAGGTATTCTGACCCTCGGATGCGGATGACGTAGCCGTTTTCCTGCCGTCGAGCTCCACAGTCCATAGCTTTCTCCTCGATCGATAGCGGACGCCAGCGCATCGGAGGACGTAGCTGGTATAGGATGGGCTCACACCAAGGGTGATGGAGATTTTCTTCGGTCGCGCCTTGGGGTTGGCGTGGTAGTATTCGAGCACTGCTATGCGCCGGTTGTTGTTGCGATCCCACCTCAGTGGAACTCCGTGAGCCCTGGCAATGACCACGACGTAGGTGCAGGATATGCCGTAGTCACTAGCAATGGCTTTCAGCCGAAGGCCCACAGCGTATTCGCAGGCGACGGCGAGGCGCTGGGTGGGGGTGAGTTTGTCTGTCATCGCCACCACTCCTCTTGCAGGAGAAGAGATGGGCGCATTAGTTGGTCAATGCGTGCACGGTCAACCTTATCAAGCACCTCAATCACCGGCATTACTGCATAAGGACCATAGTCAATCGATACTCGAAGTATTGTTCCATCGTGTGAAAGCAGGAAGCACTTGCCTTTGACGATTTCCGCTTTGATAATCATCGCCCCCTCCTGACCTCGGCAGCGGCGGCCAGCGCGGCGAAGGCTAACTCGTCGCTGCAAATGCTGGCGGGGTCGCGATGAGTACGGAGTTTCCAAATAGCAGCCGTCGCCGCCTGGACCTCTGCCTCTGAGAGTGGCATTGGGATAACCTCAAACGAGAAGTTACCGTCTGGATCCCACAGCATCGTCAGGCCGTGGGACTTGAGTGCAGTGGCTATGGTCCTAACGGCGATCCCGACCGCCCTGACGACCTCTGATTGGGGCTCGATCAGAGGCTTCCGCCACCCCGCTGCCATGATACGCTCGGCGGCCTCAAATGCCTGTCCAGTTGTACTCGGCGAGGATTTGTAGATAAACGCTGCCAGTTCGCTGATTTCATCGCTCATGCCTTGTTCTCCTCGATTAACTCCCGAAGGCGAGAGATTGCTGCTTCGATGTTTTGGCAATCCTCAGAAACGATACCACGGTCTTTATGCTCGTATAGCAATTTGCCGTGTTTGAAAACACCTACAATATGACTTCCATAATTGATAACGTACGGCCTTGGAAATGCTGGAAGGAGACAACGAGCAAGTGGGGTTTTCCAATCATTTGACGAGATGATCTCATACACATCCATTTGGCGAGTTCGGTATTGGGTCATATCAACCCTACCTTCCTCATCACATCCCTCACGACCTCGCTTGGAACCTTCGCAGGTTCGCCGAGCGTGCCTCGGGAGTCGTATTTCTTAGCGTGTAGCGCCCGTTCGACTGTGGTTAGGATTTTATCCCCTGCCAGGGCACGCTCGACTTGGTGGAAATTCGGCGCTGCTGGCGTGGCGATTGTCGGAGCCCGTTCGGCCCGTTCGCGCTCGCGGAGGACGGAGAGGAGACAAGACCAGCCCCGTTGAGAGGCAATCGGCTGGCCACCGAAGCCTGTCTCAACAGCGCAGCGGTCTAGAGGAATGCGTACCTCGTGTGTCCTGGTCTCTGACCCGGCCGGAGGGAAGGTGAGGATGAGAAGGTCGCCTGAGAGGTGGATGGTTGGGTGGGTCATGGGTACGACCTAAATCTGTGGCATTCTTCGCAGCACCACAAGCCATCGACGGGCCCGGCCGCTTTGTGGGCCGTAACCATTTTGCAGGTTATGCATGGCAGTGGAATGCAAGTTCTGAGCTTTGCTGGCTCCTCCGCCACCGGCCTCCGGTCAGGATCGAGCCTCGCGGCCTTGGCGATGGAGCGGAAGTCGTAGATGATTGAGGTCATGATAGCACCCATACAAGCAGGCCGGTAAGGACTATTGCGCCCCAAACTCCGGCCAGGAATAGCCACACATCCTTACTGGTCATGCCAGCCCCCATGATAGCCAGAGGAGGAACGTGGCGACGGCCGCAATGGCTATCGCCAGGGCGATGTCGGTTAGGTACGTTCGGGTCATGGGTCTACCTTTTGGACTAGGGGGTTGGACAGGTTACGGGCCGCGTGCAGGCCGTGGCCCGTTAGCCGGACGAACAGCCGTGGGATACCACCGCGTTCAGGGCCGCCGACCTCGGTTTCCAACTGGACCATGTTGACTGTTTCCAGGTGGTCGATCGCCATGTAGATCCTGGCAATGGAGGTATGCTCTAGCAACCCTAGGATTTCGAGTGTCGAAGCCCTACCACCCAGAGCGTAGACTGCCCGCAGGACGGCGCGGTCAAATGTCTTCATGCCCTAGCCTCCGCCTGTCTCAACCTCCTAGCGACGGCCCTTGGCCCATTAAGCCCATTCGGGGCATAGTTGAAGGTCTGATGGTTCGCCTTAAGCTCACGACGGAGCTTGTTCGCGGCGATCCGCCGGGGATCATGTGGAAACGGCTTTTGCCTCGGCTGGTACTTGCGCATGTGCCCTCCTCTGATTGTACCTGGAGTATAACACGGATAGCGGGGAAAGTCAATCCCTCATTTTCCTCATTTAGCAATGAGCGTATCCGCGTAGCCCATTGCCACGGCTAGAGGCCCGCCACAAGGGACGGGCCTCCGGTCGGGGCAGGGGGTGGAGGTTAGAACGTGAGGTTAGCCTGTGGCGAGGACTGATCGGCAGAGGGGGTAGGCGCCCATTCGTGGGCCACGTGATGGGCCTTCTCAAGGGCCTGCCGAATGGCCTCAATCTTCGCCTCGTGGCGATTGGCGAGTTCATGCCAATCCTCGCTCTCGCGGCGGGCGCGGAGGAGGTCCCTGTAGTTCTCGACAGACTCCTCTCGGACCTTGGCCAGTTCGGTCAGGGCCGTGTCGAGGAGGACATGGGTTTCGGTGAGTTGGTTTTCAAGCTGGACGCATCGCTCGCTTGCATCGTTGAGGTCACGCAGGGCATGATCGATGCACTCTGCCGACTCCCTCGCCTTGGCTTGAAATTCCTCGATTGCCAGTTCGAGGCTTGCGTTGACATCCTCCAACTCACGGACCTTGCCCTTGTGTCCGTCGCGCTCGCAGGCGAGGTCGTAGTTCTCCGCGATCAGCCGAGACCGTTCCTCGCGAAGCCAAGTGACGTTCTTCTCCAAGTCGGCGATCTTCGAAGTGAGGGAGACAATCTCCGCCCGCCCCGCCTCGGCGCTGGCTTCGAGGTCATTCAGCCTCCGGCTCATCTCGGGGAGGTCCAGGTACGCGCGGATCATGGAGTTGAAGCTGGCGACCATCTGTTGAACCTCGGTTGGGACGGGATCAATTGACTCGTAGGTCGTTGTGATCATGTTTCCGTCGGTCATTGGGTTTGCTTTCGTTAGCGTTGAGGGTAGGAGACAGGGCTAGCGGCCCTGTCGGTTTGCGTAGGGGCTAGTAGCCCTCAGGCATGCTTGGCCGCGGCCGGCTTCTTCGCCTTGCCCTTGGCCACCACAGCCGTCTGACCAGCCTGCTTGGCGCTCAACTGCTCCTTCTTCTTCGCCTTTGCCGCTTCGGCCTTGTCGACCTTGCCCTGGTCGATCGGGATCGCCTTGACGTCGATGGTCACAGCGACCTTGGCGCGCTCGGCGAGGTTGGCCTCGGCCTGCTTCACGATGTCCGGCGTTGCCTCGATCAGTGCCTTGGCCGCGATGGTGATTTCGCTTGCGGCAACGTAGGAGACCTTGAGCCCCTGACGCTTCATCTCGTCCTTCACGAGGTTCCGGGCGAGGCGCATGGCTTCGGTCATGATGACCCCGGCGACCTTGGCAGAGCCAGCACCACGGGCGGCCTTGAGCTTGCCGGCGCGGAGGTTGTCGAGGTTCTCCTTTGCCTTGAGCATCGCCTCGGCCTTACGGGTGGCTTCGTCAGGCATGAGAGTGGAAGTGATCTTCCCCATGCCAGCGTTGAGGAGGACCTTGAGCCCTTCGGCCAAGGCACGAGCGTAGACCTCGGCCGGGAGGTCGCCGCCGTCCTCGGGCGAGTCCGTGTTGACCTCGATGAAGTCCTTGCCTTTGGTGATGGCGATTTTGAGGATGCCCATACGGGTGATACTCCTAGATGGCCCAAGGGGTCCCCTGCTGGGCCGGACAGGGTAGGGTTAGCTGATGGTTGCCAGTATGCGCCCTGGCGCCCCTGGCGTCAAGTGATTTCCTCGCATGGCTGGTATGCAAATTTGCCGTGTCACATTTCTGCAACAGGTGTTGCCGATTTGTCACAGCGGCGTCGGGGCCACCTCCTCGCCTGTCTCAAGGTCGATCACAGAGTGCCAGCCGTAGTGTCGAACGATCCTTGAAAGTCTCCCCAACCTCCTTCGGGGTAGTAGTCGTAACCCGCAAAGACTAGGTATCGCTTGGGCTTTGCCATTTCATCCTCCGTCTGTCTCAGCCCAAAGTAGGGCCTTCGGCCTCAGTCGTAGGTCTTATCCAAGAGCGGCATGCACAACCCTTCGTACACCCGGCGAAAGACCTCGAAGTCCTTGGCAGGGACTAGGTTGAACGTATCCCCTGGCCAGTCAGTGCGACCGACCCTGTACCGCCCCATGCCAAGGTCCTCAACGAAGTAGACCTTGGGCATTTCATCCAAGACAGCTTGCGCACGCGCCTTGGTTCGCTTGCTTGGCAAGTTCATGTGTACCTCCTTCCCCTGCGGTCAACCACAGGCCAAGCGGCAGAGGGATCGGCCCTGCCGCCTAGTCTAGGGTCGGCTAGGCTGGCTGTCTCAGGTTAACGCAGCCGTGTTCCTCACAATCCTCGCCACATTCCTCCCCACAGCGGTAACTCCCCCAGTCAAGGGCCTCGGATTTGCATTTCTTGCACAGGGAATTTCGCCAACTATCCGTTGGGCCGCCTTTGAGCGTAGTGGGGTCGCGACCAATCTGCTCGTGCCCACAAGCCTGACACGTACGAATGTATTGCCTTGCCATTGCTTAACCCTCCATTGTTGACTGTCTCAAAGCCTGTCTCAGCCCCTCGGCCCCAACACCCGATCGCAGAACTCCCACATCTCGTCATACCCGGCTGCGAACAGGCATTCCAGGATCAACCCAATCGGATCATCCCCAACTACCGCCTTGATGCACTCCAGAGGGCGCTTGGTATAAACCCCCTGATACCCGCCGACTATCTCAACCTCCTTGTACGACCCCTCCCGCATCGCCTGGACAGCCCTGATCACCTGCGCCAGGGCCACGTTCTGCGGATTATCCGCCCGCCGCTTGAGGCTAAAGCCTTCGCCTGTCTCAGTGACGGTCTTAGCCTGCCCTTTGCCTGTCTCAGTCATCGCCTGCTCCTCCAGTAAAACGTCATCCCCAGCCTGCCAAGGCTGATGAAGTGTAACCCACCGATCTTCCGATAGCTCATGCGTTAGTCCTCCTCTATCGTGCCAGCTAACTCCCCAGGTATCCCCCTCGTCAGGGCCTCCGCTTGCCGCTCAGTCAACTTCACCTTCCGCTCCGCCTCCGCAGCCTTCCTCTGATCAAACGCCCGCTGCCAAGACCGACCTCGCTTGTACCCAATATTAACCTCGTTCCAGATTATATTAAACACCCACCCGCCCTTGAACTCATTCCCAAGCTTCTTCGCAATCTCCCGTGCTGCGGACTTAACCCTCTCCGTTAGGTCCTCCGGTAACTCGTCTTTCATCGCCTGTGCCTCCTGTTCACTATCCCAGGAGTATAACACATCGCCCGCCCATTGTCAACCCTCGCCCGGCCCTGATTTCCTCATCCCCCCATAGGGCGACTGACTCACTCGGCCCCCGGACGCAACTCCCCCAAGGGCCAGGAAGTGCGGTTGCTGGTTATAAAAAAAAAAATTTTTTATAGACAACCCCTTAGAGCCCCTTGCGTCCAGGTCGCCAGTCAGTTAGTCGCCCTATGAACCAATTAGAAAATCAGGCCAGAGCGTTGGCCCTGGCCTGAGCTTGGCGCTAGTCCTGGGTCCACTCTGCAACAACGCAGGCGTCGCCGAGGATTAGCTGTGCTGCGACGAACCAGGGGTCCGATTGGACCTGAACGTAGGCGAGGATAGCCTCATTCGCCGTGGCAAAATCCTCGCTAACGGTTTCGTAGCTACCGGCTACAACCGCGACGACCCTATTCATTCCTTCACACTCAGGCTCGCCGCATTGGCCGCCAGGAAAGCCTCAATCTCCCCCTTCGCCGCCAGCAACCGCTCCCACTGGCCCTTGTATAGGGTCACAGGGAACCGGCCGAGGCCGTAGACCGAAACCCCACCCTTCTCCGTGACCTTGAACGACAGGGCTCTGCCTTTGGCCGCCTTAGCCTCCGCCAACTCCGCCTGCAACCGAGCAATGGTCTGCTCAGGGGTCTCGATTTGGGATTGCAAGATTGCCATTGTCGTCACTCCGCACGGTGATATGGCCCGTGCTGCCGTTTGGGCGCATTGCCCACTCAGGGGCAGGGTTCGCACTCCCCCTGCCCCTGGATTGGCAATCCTTCCCTCGCGGCCCGCAGGCCGTAGCACAGCCAGCGCTTGCATGTCCGGGCTTGCTTGTCCCCGACGTTGCGCTCTCGTGCCGAAGCGAGCATGGGCTCGCCCCGTCTTGACCCGATCAGCATGCCCGACCCGGCCGCCGCGGTCAAGTCACGATTTCGTGATGCTGCACCGCACCATGCGCGATGGGATAAAGCCCGCGCCCGCCCACACGCGCGAAGTGCAAGCCCTGTGCCAACGGCACCGAACGGTACCGTCCGACCCCTCCCCCGCCACCCCCAGGGGCAAAATCGGCCTTCCGAGCGCGGGGCTGAGGACCTCCCTAAATTCTGCACAGTTTGAAGGACCCATACCCTTCATCTTCTTTTTCTGTCCTTGGCCAACAGGCGAGGGTTGACTTTGTGGTTTTGGGGCCTTATAGTGGCGGGTAGAATGGGGAATTGTAGATGAAGCTTTTGGTCCGTGGGGTGGAGGTGGAGGTTCAGGCGACGGGTGGGCGCCGGGGTTGGCGTGAGACCGAGCGGGGGCTGAGGGCGGAGGATGAGCGGGGGCGGCAGAGGGTGACGCTGCCGAGGGTTAAATTCGCGGAAGTTGGTGATGGCGACGAAGCCTAGCGTAGTCAAGCGGTTCAAGGACTCCCACCACATGCTCGCGAGGATGTTCGCCTCGGGCATGCGGCCGGGGGAGGTGTGCCTTGCCGCAGGGTATTCGAACTCGCGGGTTTCGGTCTTCCTCGCCGACCCGGCCTTCCAGGAGCTCATCGCCCAGTACCGCGAGGCGGTGGACCACACTTGGCGCCAGGGGATCGATAACTACCACACCCTCGCCACGGCTAACATGCTCGTCGCCGAGCGGATGCTGTCGGATCGGCTCGAGGCCGCGGAGGACGAAGGCGTCCTGCCCTCGGTCCGCGAACTCGTCATGATCTCCGCCGACCGAGCCGACCGCTTCGGCTTTGCCAAGCGAACCACTCAGGTCAACCTCAACCTCGACTTCGCGGCGCAGCTTGACCGAGCCATCGCGCGAAGCGGGGTTACCATTGAGGGCCGGGCAATCTCAGGGGCAGCAGGTTCGACCCCTGCTCTGGGACCGCCCGCTGGGGCGTCAGCCCTAGACGTGGCTGCCACTCGGTTGTCCGGCCCTGCTGAACGCCTGGGGGCCAGTCAAATGGTCGTCAGTGGTGAGGGAGAGGCGGGAGTGGTCACCCGTAACTCGGCTGATACGGGCCGGGCCCGAGCCCACGAGCATGCAAGACCTCATGCGCCCAGAAAGCTGGTTGAGACCTCAACCTCCCTGCACTCTCCCCGGGCTCCACAGCCCTGGCCTCAACCAGCCCCTCTCCCATCGCCAGTCGTGGAGGCCCCCCGGCCGGCCTCCCCCGCCCCAGTCGATAGCGTCGCCCAAACCCAGTCGACTGGGGCGGTCCTGGCGTTTAAGCGGAGGTTCTGACCCTTGGACCCCCTCCTCATCGCCTGGCTTGCCTCCGTCACAGGCGATCCCTATGCCTTCGTCCTTGGGGCCTTCCCCTGGGGCGAACCCGACACTCGCCTCGCCTCGGAGACCGGCCCTGAGGAGTGGCAACGCCAGGTCCTCTGCGACGTCCGGGACGGCCTCCTCTCCCTCGACCAAGCCATCCAACTCGCCACCGCCTCCGGCCACGGGGTAGGCAAATCCTGCCTCGTCGCTTGGCTCATCCTCTGGGCCATCTCAACCCTCACCGATACCCGAGGCGTCGTCACTGCCAATACCGAAACCCAGCTCAAGACCAAGACCTGGGCCGAGCTTGGCAAGTGGCACGCGATGTTCATCGCCAAGGCTTACTTCAAGCTCACCGCGACCGCGATTTTCCAAGTCGACAACGAGCGCACTTGGCGGATCGACATGGTGCCCTGGAGTGAGAAAAACACCGAAGCCTTCGCCGGCCTCCACAACAAAGGCAAACGCCTCCTCCTGATCTTCGACGAGGGCTCGGCCATCCCAGACATCATCTGGGAAACAGCCGAGGGCGCCCTCACCGACGCTGACACCCAGATCATCTGGGCCGTCTTCGGCAACCCCACCCGCAACACCGGCCGCTTCCGCGAATGCTTCCCCGGTCAGCGGCACTCCAAGGCCTGGAAAACCCGTCAGGTCGACTCTCGTACCGTTCGCTTCACCAACAAGGCCCAGTTCGCCAAGTGGATCGAGGCCTACGGTGACGACTCTGACTTCGTCCGCATCCGCGTCAAGGGCGAGTTCCCCCGTGTCGGCGAAAGCGAATTCATCTCCTCCACCGATGTCGCCTCGGCTGCCCTCGCGGAGCCTTTCTCCAACCGTAACGACCCCCTGGTCCTCGGGGTCGACGTAGCAAGGTTTGGTGACAATGAAACCGTTCTCTTCTTTCGCAAAGGTCGTGATGCTCGATCGATCCCCCCAGTGCGCCTTCGGGGTGTGGATACTGTCGGTGTGGCTGCTCGTGTGGCTGAGGCCGTTCGCCAGTACCACATCGACGCTGTGTTCGTTGATGGCGGTGGTGTTGGGGGTGGCGTCGTCGATAATCTTCGCCATCTCCATGTCGCCTGCTTCGACATCAACTTCGGCTCGAAGCCCGACGGAGTAGGCTTCGCCACGGGCGACGAGGGCACTCGGTATGCCAATAAGCGCGCGGAGATGTGGGGCTCGATGAGGGCCTGGCTTCGTGGGGGAGCCATCCCGGACGACCCTGATCTCCGCGCGCAGCTCGTTGGCCCCACCTACACCCTCAACCTTCGGAACGAGATCCTCCTCGAGCGGAAGGAGGACATGGTCAAGCGCGGGCTCGAAAGCCCCGACCTCGCCGATGCCCTGGCCCTGACCTTCGCCTACCCCGTCGACCCCCACGACCTCGCCGGTCACGAGGGTCCCCACGAGCCGATGGTCAAGTCCGAGTACGACCCGTTCTCAGCCGAAAGGATGGTCGCCTAATGGTCGACCGAGTTCAACTCACCCAAACCTGCTACATGCAACTCGACGGCCAGTGGCAGCTCGTCTACCCCGGTGCTGTCATGGACGTGGCCACCGCGGCTGCCTTTAACCCAGCCCACGTGACCGTCCTCTCCCCAGGCGAGGCCGCAGGGGCCCTGGCTTCGCATGGCAAGCCCACCCCAGTCCGGAACATTAGGAAATTCGGATGAGCAAGGCTAGGGTCTGTCGCCATGGGATCGATCTGAGACCGTCTGAGATAGTCACAGTCGACAACGGCGTGTATCGTCATACCTTTCACCAACCAATCTGCGAAGCCTGCACTCAGGAGATGCTCGTGGATTGGCGCCGCCTGAGTCGGCTTGTGACGATTGAAGTGGACACCCTACCATGAGCTTCGGTTCCCCGCCCACGCCTCAGTACGTACCGCAGGCCCCGGCCCCACCGCCCAATCCGCCGATGTTTGGGGGAACTCCGACCAAGAAGCCCGGCCAGGGGCAGAGCCAGCAGTTCAACTCCACAGTCCTCGGCTCGCTACCGACCCAGGGCCAGACGGCGCAGAAGACTTTGTTAGGATCCTAACCCATGCCCACCGTCCCTCGCTCGCCAGACAACCTCATCCCCGAGGTCCAGCCCTCCGAGTCCGCCTTGCTCATGGCCGCAGCCGGCATGCATCACCAGGGCCTGTTCGGCCCCAGGGAGTTCGGCCCACGGTCAACCGCCATCGAAGACCGCCGAGGCGAGCCAAACCCGACCGCGGCTCAGACCGATTCCTCGCCGGCCCTGGCCAACCGCCTCGCCCGTAAGGCCAACCCGTCCCGCAACCTCAAGTCCGCCTCTGCCGCCCTCGCACCCATGGCCAAACGCTAGTGCCCGAGCAAGCCACATCCGTCGGCCAAGCCTCAGGCGACCTCAAGCTCCGTCGAGCCGTTGAGGGCCGCCTTATGGGCCTACGCGTCAACCGGTACTCCTGGTGGACCCACTGGCGCGAGCTTGCCGACTACCTCCTCCCCCGCCGGTACAAATGGATCATCACCCCCAACCAGATGGCCCGGGGCTCACCAATCAACCAACACATCCTCGACAACGCCGGCACCCTCTCCGCCAGGGACTGCGGAGCTGGCATCATGTTCGGCGTGACCGACCCAGCCCGGCCCTGGTTCGGCCTCCAGGTCGGCCGCATTGACTCGACCCAGACCTCGCCAGTCTCCCTCTGGCTCGCCGAAGTTGAGCGGATCATGATGCTCATCTTCCACGAGTCGAACTTCTACACCGCCCTCGCCGTGGCCTATTTCGACCTCGTGGTCTTCGGCACCTGCGTCGTCCTGATCTACGAGGACTTCGAAAACGTCATCAACTGCATCAACCCCTGCCTTGGCGAGTTCTACCTCGACAACGACAAGGACATGAAAGCGCGGATCTTCTACCGCGAGTTCACCCTAACCGTCGACCAAGTCGTGGGCGAGTTCGGCCTCTCTGCCGTCTCCCCAACCGTCGCCCGGCTCTGGCGTGAGGGTGGCTCTTCCCTTACTCGCGAACTCGTCGTGGCCCATGCTATCGAACCTAATGACGACGGCCGAGCCTATGGGATCCCCTCCCACTTCGCCTTCCGCGAGCTCTACTGGGAATGGGGCGGATCGGCTTCGCCCCAAGGCGGCTCCTCCTACGCCCCAGGCTGGCTGCGCAAGCGAGGCTTCCACGAACAAATCCACATGCCCGGGCGATGGGACCTCGTCTCCAACGACGCTTACGGCCGAAGCCCTGGCATGGATGCTTTGCCTGATGTGAAGCAACTCCAGCTCGAAACCAAGCGCAAAGCCCAGGCCATCGACAAGCTCGTCAACCCCCCGATGGTTGCTGATATCCAGCTCAAGAACCAACCCGCCTCCCTCCTCCCCGGCGGGGTGACTTACGTCTCTGGCATGATGTCCCAGGGTCGCCCTGGCTTTGCCCCGGTCTACACCGTCGAGCCACCGGTGAAGGAAATCTCCGAGGACCTGATGGAGGTCCGTGAGCGGATTGAGAAAGCCTTTTACGTTCCGTTGTTCAAGATCATTTCCCAGTACGAAACCCGGTCCAACGTAACCGCGGTTGAGATCGACGCCCGGCGAGCCGAGGGCATGATCATGCTCGGCCCAGTCCTCACCCGGCTGCATAACGAATTCCTCGCAGTGGCCATCGACAGGACCTTCGCTATCGCCGCCCGTGCGGGGATCCTCCCACCGGCCCCGGCTGAGATCCAAGGCAAGGCCATCACGGTCAAGTACGTCTCCATGCTCCAGCTCGCCCAGCAGGCGGCCTCCGCCGGCGGTATTGAACGGGTCATGTCCATGGTTGGCAACCTCGCTGGGGTTGACCCACAGGCGATGGACAATGTCGACTTCGACTACGGAATCGAGAAATACTCCTCCCTCGTCAACAACGACCCCAGGCTCATCCGCTCCCCGACGGCCCTGGCCCAGATCCGCCAGCAGCGCCAGCAGCAGCAGGCCCAGGAACAGAAGATGCAACAATCCATGGCTGCCGTCCAAGGCGCCAAGCTCCTCTCTGAGACCGACACTGGCGCAGGCAAGAACGCCCTTCAACGGATGTCCGCTGGCGGGGGCTTGCAATGACCTACAACGCCGCCACCAGGGCCGATGTCAAAGTCGCCGCCAAGGCTGCCAAGCTCGCCGATGCCCAGGACCGCGAGGTCATTACCGCCCTGATGTCCCACCTGGGCGGCCGAGCCTATCTCTGGCGTCGCCTCGCTGCGGCCCACGTCTTCCACACCTCCTTCGACCTCAACCCTCTCAACATGGCCTTTCGTGAGGGCGAGCGCAACCAAGGGCTTCAACTGCTGACCTCAATCATGCAGTTCTGTCCCTCCGAGTACATCCTAATGCTAAGGGAAGCCAATGAGCGAGACTCAGCAATCGACGCAGACCGGAGCAACCGCGCCCGGGCCCGAGGGGACGACCCAGCCCCAGACGGAGCCGACGAAGAGCCAGCAGCCGACGACGGAGCCGGCGAAGGCGGAGCCAACTACGTCGACTACACCCACTGAAGGTGGGGAGAAATCCCTCCTCAACCAAGACGGCAAGAAGCCCGAGGCCGCGCAGGGGGCGCCGGAGAAGTACGCTGATTTCACTGCCCCTGAGGGCTTCGAGATCAAGCCCGAGGTCGCTGAAGAGGCTGGAAAGCTCTTCAAAAGCATGAACCTCACCCAGGAGCAGGCGCAGTCCCTCGTGGACTTCTACGCCGCCAAGACCCGCGAGGCCGCTGAGGGCCCGGTGAATTTCTACAAGGAACGTCAAGACCAAGAGGTTGCCAAGATCAATGCCGACCCAGATATTGGAGGTAAGCTTGATCAAGTCAAAGCCACCGTTAGTCGTGCACTCGATGGCCTCGGGAACCCACAACTGGCCGCAGACTTTCGAGCAGATATGGACTTTACCGGCGCAGGGAACTTTCACTCCTTCGTCAAGGTCCTCTTCGCCCTTGCACAGAAAGTCACCGAAGGAGGCCCTGTCACTGGCAAGGCCCCGTCGCGCTTTGGCCAGACAGCCCCAGGGACTGGCGATCGGCGCACTGCCGCCTCAGCCCTTTACCCAAACCTTCCGTCAAGCCAATGATTACACAAGAACAGCTCAAAGCTTTGTTCGACTACGATCCTACCGACGGTTGGTTCGTCAACCGTATCGATCGCGGTCCTAGGGCAATGGCTGGTACTGTTGCTGGTTGTGTTACGGCTAAGGGATATATAGAGATCAAGATTAATGGCAAGCCCTATAGAGCGCACAACCTGGCATGGTTATACGTCTATGGCGTTTGGCCTGCTTTACTTGATCATATTGATCGTGATCCCAGCAACAACAAAATCGATAATCTAAGAGAGGCAACTACTACCCAGAATAACCACAATTCTGAACGGGCCGTTGGTACTTCGGGGCTCAGAGGAGCTTACTTCGATCGCAGAACCAGTCACTGGTATTCTCAGATCAAGGTCCAAGACCAAATCGTTTGGCTCGGTACGTTTAGCAGTGCTAAAGAGGCCCACGAGGCTTTTGAGGTGGCTGCTAAACTTCACCAAGGGGAATTCTACTTTTCCCGCATGAACTCTGATCTCGGAGTCCTATAATGGCAATCGTGGGCTCAACTGCCCTTACCTACATGGACTGGGCCAAGCGAGTCGATGATGGCTACCGCATCGCCAGCATCATCGAACTGCTCAGCCAGACCAACGAGATCCTCGAAGACCTCCTGGTTATCGAGGGCAACCTCCCGACGGGGCACAAAACCACCGTCCGTACTGGCCTGCCCCAGGCCACTTGGCGCCTGCTCAACCAGGGCGTGCCGAACGCGAAGTCGACCACCGCGCAGATCACCGATGCCTGTGGCAACCTTGAGACCTACGCGGTCATCGACAAGGACATCGCCGATCTCAACGGCAATACCGCCGAGTTCCGCCTGTCTGAGGTCAAGGCCTTCCTCGAAGGCATGTCCCAGCAGGTCGCCTCGACCCTGATCTACGGCAACCAGTCGGTGAACCCAGAGCGCTTCACCGGCCTTGCCCCGCGGTACTCGACTGTCAATGCGGCCAACTCCAACACCGCGGCCAACGTCCTCGACGGCGGCGGCACCGGCTCGACCAACACCTCCATCTGGGGCGTGGTCTGGGGATCGGACACCTGGCACGCGACCTTCCCCAAGGGCAAAATCACCGGCCTTCAGCACAAGGACATGGGCGAGTGGCCCGTGCAGGACGCCAGCGGGAACACCTACCAGGCCTACCGAGACCACTTCAAGTGGGAGATCGGCCTCGTGGGTCGCGACTGGCGTTACGCCTTCCGCATCTCCAACATCGACGTCACCCAGCTCACCGGCGTCTCCGCGGCCAACCTGATCAACCTGATCGTCCGCGGGCTCTACCGTCTGCCGACCGCGCCGGTCTCTGCCACGACCGTCCAGACCTCGGACTCCCCAGAGGTCCGGGCCAATATGGGTCGGACGGTGCTGTATTGCAACCGCGTCATCCGCACCTACCTCGACCTCCAGGCGATGAACAAAACCAACGTCCTCCTCCGGATCGAGGAGTTCGATGGCAAGCCCATCACCACCTTCCGCGGCATCCCGGTGCGTACCTGTGATGCAGTCCTCAACAACGAAGCCCGGGTGACCTGATCATGATCCTCGACGCCCTTGCCACCTTCGACTCTGCTGCCAGCCTCGCTATCGCCGTTGGCACGCAGGCCTCACAGAACACCCTCGATCTCCACATGGCCGGCATTCCGGTCCTGGCCAACCTCCAAGGCGCCAGGGACATGGGGATCGGGGACGACCCGGCCCTCAAGCTCCTGGCTCAGGTCGGTACGACCTTTACCTCTGGCGGCGCTGGCACTCTCTCCGTCGCTCTCCAGGGCGCCCCTGATAACGGTGCTGGTGCCCCCGGCGCCTTCACCACTTGGTGGACCTCGCCGACCTATGCCCTGGCTACCCTCGTGGCCGGTGCTCGGCTGTTCGACATGGACTTCCCCCGGCCGCCAGCCGGCATCGCCGTCCCTCGGTTCGTCCGCCTGCTCTGGACCGTGGCCGGTGCAACCATGACCGCAGGCACCGCCTCGGCCTACGTCGTCCTCGACCGCATCGACCAGATGTACCAGTCGACCGGTAACGCAGTCCTCGGCGGCTATCCCGCCGGGATCACGGTGGCCAACTAATGCGCCGCCTTTGGCTCACCGCTCTGGCCTTGGTGGCGCTTGCCACCCCGGCCATGGCACAGGTCAACGTCGTCCCGCAGCTTGGCCTGACCACCGGGTATCTCACCCGGAACACCTACTCCGCTGGCTTCTTCGGCCTCGTCCCGGTCTCCGGCGGTACCGACGTCGTCTGTATCGCCGGCTCGGCGACCAAGACCGTCCGCCTTCAGCGGATTCAAATCTGGGGCACCACCGCCACTGCGGTGCAGATCGTCCCCGTCCAGCTCCTTCGACGGGTCTTGGTCGATACCGGTGGCACTGCTGCTAGCACCACCGCCAACCCAGCCAACAACGTCGCCAAGCGAGACACCTCGATCGGCGCCGCCACGGCTGTGGTGGTCTCCTACACAGCCAACCCAACCGTGAACGACGCCTCGCCGACCTTCCTCGACTCTCAGCTCCTGACCATGCCTGTGGTGACCTCGGTCGCTGTTCCAACCGCGGCCGACTTCCACTTCTCGCGTGACACTGAGAACCTCGTTCAGCCCCCGGTGCTCATTGGCGCCGCGGCCCAGATCTGTGTCAGCCTCGGCGGTGCTACCCTGACCAACGCCTCGGCTTGGAATGGCTCAATCGTGTGGACAGAGGAATAACCCATGCGTAAGTACCTCCTTCCCTCTCTCCTAATCCTCGCCTGCTTTGCCGGCGCCGCGATTGGGCAGAACATTACCAAATCCGTCCAGCTGTCCCAGGACCCAACTGGGCTGGTTGGGTATGATACCAACAACGGGGTAAACTTCCCGGGGCATATCAACTCAACCACCCGCGGTAGCCTCCCTCCGGCCCTCTCAACCTGTGGCACTTCCCCGTCTTTCACTGGGTCGGACAATGCCCTTCGCCTGACCACCGGCTCTGCCGCCACCACCTGTACCGTTACCTTTGGCACAGCCTTCACCACCGCTCCGGCCTGTGTGATCACTCCTCAGGGCGCAGCGGTTCAGCCGACCTACACCGTCTCCGCCACGGCGATCTCCATGACCGTCGACGTGGCCTCGACCGTCTACAACATCGTCTGCATGTCACCGGGTTGAACCATGAAAAAGCACTGGCTGGCTCTTGCACTGGCGCTGCTTCCAGCCAGTGCCTTTGCCCAGGGGTTGGAGCAGACCGTTGCTCCGCCCACTGTTTTCCCGTCCGTCGATGGGAACTCCTTCAACGTCAAGCTCGAAAACGCCCAGTTATTCTGGGACGACTTCGGCACTGGCACCCTCGACACCACCAATCGCTGGAGCACTCCGACTACGGGCGGTGGAGGCAATGCGACCGCCGCTACCAACGCCGTCGGTGCCACCGTCCTCGGCTCTGGCAACCAAGCCAACGGCTTCTCCCAGCTTATCTCCCAACCGACCTTTGCTGGGAGAAACCCTGGCTACGTCACCCTCCAGTTCCAGGTCAACTGGGAATTCCCCGTCCTCTCCAACGCCTATCGGTTCTTTGGGTTCTTCTCAGCTCCAGGTACCCCAACGGCCGCGGCTCCGCTGACCAACGCCGTTGGCTTTGTTATCGATACCGCTGGGAAGCTCAGGGCACAGACCTGGGCGTCGGGGGCGATTAACGTCAACATCGACCTATCCGTTCGTACCACCGGTCCTCAGTTCTGTAACTGTATCCCCCAGCCAACCGATGCGGGGGTTCACAAGTACCAGATCTACTTCCGTGGCGATAGCATCCTCTGGTTCGTCGACGGGAACTTCGTAGCCGAGGTCCTGACCGGTGCTGGCGGTCCTGACGTCAACACCCTCGCCATCGGTGCCCTTACCGTCGCCGCAGCGAGCCCTCCGACGTCGTCTGCGACCCTTCAGCTAAACCAAGTAACCATCGGCGACTCGTCTCGCAACGCCACGGCCATTCGGGATGGAACCTTCGGATGGCGACAGGCTACGGTCAGCCCCCTTGGGGCTCTGAACACCACCCAAGGCACCGTCGCTGCTGGCTCAGGCTCAGCCGGGTTCCCACCAGGGTCAACGCCGGTCACAGCAGTCTTTAACGCTGCGGATACCACGACAGCCACCGCTACCCTCGCTGCAGTAGCGGCTAAGTTCACCTACATCTGTGGCTTCAACATCACTGGCCTCGGGGCCACCGCTGCGACCTCGGTCACACCGACCATTACCGGCCTGCCTAACGCCTTCACCTTCACCGGGGCCTACACCTTCGCCGCCGGTGCTGCTGTGGCCAATGCCCCTGTGAGCTTCTCCTTCGGCAACTACTGCCTTCCCAGCTCTGCGGTTAACACCGCGGTGGTAGTCACCGTCCCTGGTGCCGCAGGCAACACTGCTACTTCCATCAACGCTTGGGGGTATCAACAGTGAGAACCTTAGCTCTCTTCCTGCTCCTCTGTGGCTCTGCACAAGCCCAGGATATTCGCCAAAGCGTTCCCATTCCTGTCCCTCTGGCTATGGGCGGAACTGGAACTGGATCGGGCCCACAGCCACAGAAGGCAACCGTAGCCGGCTTGCCACCCTGCAACGCCGCGACCGAAGGCCTGATCTTCGGCGTTACCGACGCGCTTGTTCCCGCAGCCCTTGCAGCCGTCGCCTCTGGCGGCGCTGTGCATGTGGCTGTTTACTGCAACGGAACGACTTGGATCGTTCTCTAGGAGGCCGATATGGCAAGATGGCGTCTAACCCAGCCGCACTACCTCAATGTCAAAGGCACTGAGTGGGAGTACAAGGAGATCGACCGCGGGACTGGCAAGCAGGTCCGCAAGATCTTCCCCGTTCCGCTGTTCCTCAACCCTGAGGACCCGGCAGATTGGAACGAGGTCTTCCGTTCCCAATCCGGCCAGGTCATCGGTGGGAACATCAATGTCAGCGACGGCGTCAACGCCGACCCGAAGGACCTGATCTTCTCCGGTCCGCCGACCCCGGATATGGAGCCGATCGACGAAGAGGCCCAGGCCATCTCTGAGGCGGCCAGCGCCAACTGGCAGCATCCGATTGAGTCCCTCCCTGGCAACTACTCCCAGTCCCTCCTGACCGACCTTCAGCGGCAGGTCGCGGAGACCATGGCCACGACCCAATCCGCTGGGGTTCCAGCTCAGCAGTTCATGGAAATGCAGGGCCAGATGATGGAGCTGATGAAGCAGAACGCGGCTATCCTCGCCACGCTGGCGGCCAAGGTCAACGGCGAGCGGAGGGCATAACCCGTGGGCATCATCGCCAATAGCACAGGCAGCCCCGGGGCTATTGGCGCTGCCTCAGGTGGCAAGGTCAGTGCGGTCAACAACCTGGGCACAGCCGCAATCCAGGTCGTAGCCGCGAACCCGTCTCGCCAGCAGCTGACCTTTGCCAACCCCAGCGCGGTTACGATCTACGTCTGTCCCTCGGTCGACCTCAACGGCGCTGCCTTGACTCCAACCCTAGCTGCTCTCGGTGGGACCTTCCCGATCTTCTCAGGCGGCGTCTTGGTCGTCTCAGGGGAGTGCCAAACGGCGTGGAAAGCCCTCGCAGCCAGCGGGGTTAACAATCCCCTGACGATTATGGATTCGAACGTATGAAACGGCTTCTCCTAGCCCTCGGCCTCGTCCTCTTCGCCGGCCCGGCCTTGGCCCAAGGCTGCGGCCCGACCAACCCCAACTGCGTCGTCGCCGATCGGCCAGCCGGGGACTCGACCAACGCCGCGGCTAACACTCGGTTCGTCGGCTCGGCGCTTTCTCCGTTCTTTATCACCTGCCCAACGCATCAGTTCGTCACGTCGATCCTGGCTGGGCTGTCGACCTGTGCACAGCCGGCCTTCTCCGACCTGACTGGGTCAGTCACAGCCGCACAGATGCCAGCGCTGACTGGCGATGTGACGAGCTCCGCAGGCACCGTCGCCACGACTATCACCACCAACATCGTCACCAACGCCAAAGCCGCCCAGATGGCGGCTAATACCGTCAAGGCCAACCCAACCTCGGCCACGGCGAACGCCTCCGATATGGCGATGCCATCGTGCTCGACGGCGACCTCGGCGTTGCAGTGGACCACGAACACCGGCATTGGCTGCGGCACGATCTCGTCAACGACCGACGCTACGCTGTTCGCGAACTTCATTGGGGGCTGTACCCTCTCCGCCACCGGCGCCAACACGACGATCTCAAACACCGCCTGTACTACTAATGCCGACGACAATTCCACCCTGATGAAGGCTGCGGCCTTTACCAAGACCACCGCAGCGTGGGCAGTGGGCTCGGGAAACGGCTGTCTCGACACGGGATCGGTCGCCACCAACACTTGGTACGCGATCTTCCAGATCGAGCGGACCGACACGCAGGTGGTAGACTTCGTCTGCACTGTTGAGACCGCAGGCGTCACGCCATCGCCTACCATGCCGACGAACTACACGAAGAAGCGTTACATCGGATCGTTCCTGACCGACGCGACGCCGAACATTCGCAAGTTCCAGCAATCCGTCGACATGTTCATGTACGACGCGCCGTTCCAGACCGACATTAACCAGTCGAACCCTGGGACGTCGGCTGTGAGCGTGACGCTGACGACGCCACGTGGGATCATTGTTGAGGCGATCAACACCCTGTATTGTAGCAACAATACCACCAATCCCCAGATACTGGTCTCATCGCTTGGCGTTGCTGACACGGCTCCGGGTACGACGTTGCAATCCGTAGAATGCGTCCTAGCCGCCACCACACACAGCCAGAACGTCGTGCGGACGCTGACCAATACCTCAGCTGCGATCCGCATTCGGTGGTCCACGAGCGGTGCGGGCGACACCTTGGTCGGCTCAACCATCGGCTACCGCGACCTCGCTCGGTATGGGAACTAGCCATGACCGTCTCGACCACCTCGAACAAGATCACCTACGCGGGCAATGGCGCCACGACGATCTTCGGCTTCACCTTCCCTGCGGTGGCCGCGAGCGACCTCCAGGTCTTCTTCACCGACGCAACTGGCGTTGTCACCCTCCTCGCCTCTAACCTCTACTCCGTCGCCCTGTTCCCCCCGGTGGCGCCGAACCCAACGGCCTTTGGCGGCAACGTAACCTATCCCCTGATCGGCTCGCCAATCGCCACCGGGACTTCCCTCACTATCCTTCGCACCCTCCCTGAGACCCAACCGGTCTCCCTGGCCAATCAAAGCACGGCCTACCAAGCTGCGATTGAGCAAGCCCTGGACTACCAGACCATGCTTGTTCAGCAGCTTCAGGAACTCCTTGGCCGCCAGCTCGCCGTTGCCGTCTCTGACCCCGCCCCTGGCCTGATCCCGGCCGTCGCCAATCGAGCCAACCTCGCCTTCGGTTGGGACTCCTCTGGCAACCCCACAGCTATCGCCACCCTCCCAGCAGGGACCGTTTCCTCAGCCTGGGCGCCAGTTGTTGGCTCAGCCTCCCTGGCCGCTGGCCTTGCCCTACTGGGCCTGACCGGCGTGGCCCCTGAGCCCTCTGGCGTGGTCAAGGCCTTCGCGGGCTCAGTGATCCCCTCGGGGTACCTCGGTTGCTTTGGCCAAGCCGTCTCACGTACCGGGGCAACCGCAGCGCTCTTTGCCGCCATCGGCACTACCTATGGCGTCGGCGACGGCGTCACCACCTTCAACGTCCCCGATCTCCGTGGTCGGGTCATCGCCAATCTGGATAACCAAGGCGGCATCGCAGCCAATCGCTTGACCGCAACCTCCATCACCGGTGGCGCGACGACCCTTGGCAACTCTGGCGGCGCTGAGACACAGACCATCTCCGTGGCCCAACTCCCCTCCCATAACCACGGCGGTGTCACTGGCGGCACTCAGGACTCGTTCCGGTATCAGAAAACCACAACCTCTGGCGGCGGGCCGGACAACATCACTGGGGTTTTCACAACCTCCTCAGGCCTCGGCACGACTACCCTGACCCAAGACTCCCACACCCACACCGTCGCCAGCCAAGGCGGGGGCAGTCCTACCGTGACCGTCGAACCCACGATGATCATGAACTACATCATCAAGACCTGAGGTCGCCATGCCCAGCTCAACCCCCAAGCAGGCCAGGACGATGGCGGCGGCAGCCCACAATCCAGCCTTTGCCAAAAAGGTTGGCATCCCACCCGGCGTCGCCAAGGAGTTCAACAAGGCCGACAAAGGCACCGGGATCTTACGAAAGAAGAAACCCAAATGAGCAACGAACCGAACGATGCCCTGCGGAGGGTTCCGCAGAACATCCATCACGTCACCCACCACTACCACAACCTGATCTACATCAAGAACTACTGGGAGTCCATCGGCCAGCAGGTTCCGAGCGATTTCTCAGCAGAGCTTCAACGCGCCCACAAACACCTTCTCGAGGTTCTCCAGATCGAGAAAGGCCGAGGTGGGGCAATCGAAGGAGAGTGAAAATGAAACAAGGACGAGCTTCCCACTCAGGCCCAGGTCAGCAGAAGGTCGAACCCTCTGCTCGGGGCATCAACCCGGCGTACGTCTCTCGGATCGGCAACCACGTCGGCAACCACGCCGATACCGGCTCAACCGGGCCCAACACCGTCCCCATGCACACCGCCCGCGGGGTCCACGCTCCGAAGGCAGGGCAGACCAACCACCACTCAGGCTCGCAAGGAAAGCACCGATGAACTTTGAACGCGCTGCACTGCTCCTGCACGTCGCCGAAGGCGCTCTGAAGTATCCCAACCTGAAGGCCATCCACGATGCGGCTTTGGAGGAGCTTGCGAAGATCGCCACTAGCGACACGGAGGAGGCTGGAGAGGATGAGGGCGAGGAAGCCCAAGAGGACGACGGAAGCCAACCCGGCAACCCCAACAACGACAGGAGAGTCTAACATGCCCCGAGACATCCTCGGCGAATACGGCCCAGAGTCGCGGCAGCCGCAGGCCGCACGCGCCAGCGGTGGCGGAGCCCAGACCCCACGGGACGTCCACAACTACTCCCACCCGCGGGGCCCGAGCAACATCAACGACGCCCAGTCCCCAGGGCTCCATGGGCATAACTGCGGTAACGCTGGGACCCAGGGCAAGCACGGCACGGCGAGCGATGGTTCCTCTGGCCACCCAGGCTTGGGTGGGTCGAACCATGGGACCGGGACCAATAGAAAGGGCTAATAAATGCAAGGAATTGGCTGGGCCGTCAAGGCCATGCAGGACGGCAATAAGGTCCGTCGTGCTGGCTGGAATGGCAAGGGCATGTGGCTCGCCCTGCAAGTGCCCGATGAGAACAGCAAGATGGGGCATATGTACGTCTATCTCTGCGGGGCCGACAGCAAACTGATCCCCTGGAATTGCTCACAGGCTGACCTCCTCGCCACCGATTGGGAGCTGGCCGAGTAATCTCTGCAACCAACAGAAAGGACTAACAATGGCAAATGTATACGAAGGCCCCACCGACGGGCGGCAGTCTGACGAGGCCATCGCCGTCAGTCGCTTTCGCCCCCGGTACCGGGCCCTGACCGACGAAGAGAAGGCCCTCCACGACCAGCTCAAGGATAAGGCCGCTGAGCTTGAGGCCCTGTACGCTCAGGTCAAGCAAGGGCGGTACAACTCCCTCGCCATCACCGCCCTTGAGCAGTCGGTGATGTGGATTGTGAAGGAACTGACTTCGTGACCGCAGAGGTCGACATCGTCAACCAGGCCTTGTCCCTCATTGGGACAAGGTCCACCGTTTCCTCCTTGGCAGAGGTCTCAAACGAGGCCTTCGCTGCCAATATCTGGATCGACAAGACCCGGGACGAACTCCTGCGGATGGCTCCGTGGTCCTGCGCGAACAACTTTAACAACCTCTCCCTGATCTGCGCAGCCCCGGGCACGCCAGAGAACCCAACCACCGGTACCGCCACATGGCAGAAGGGCCAGCCCCCGCCGCCTTGGGCGTATGAATACGCCTACCCGCCAGATTGCCTTAGGGCCTTGTGGATCGTCCCTCAGTTCTCCACCGGCTTTGCCTCAGGTGTCCCAATCACCACCGCCGTCACCGGCGGCTCTCCCTCGTTCTGGCAAGGGCCGCCGGTGAGGTTCAAGATCGCGATTGACCAAATCGGTGCAAGTGGGCTGCCTACAGTCGGTGGCGCTGACACCAGGGTCATTCTCACCAACCAGCAACAGGCGATCCTCGCCTACGTCAAGCAAATCACCGACCCTTCGGTGATGGATTCTGAATTCGTCACCGCCTGGGCCATGGTCCTCGCGGGCCGCCTTGCCTACCACCTCACTGGCGATAAGGCCCTGGCGAATGCCAAACTCACCGAGGCCAATTCAATGATCCAAATCGCCAGGACAGGCGATGGCAACGAGGGCCTGACGATCAATAACGTAACCCCGGATTGGATCAGGGTTCGCGGAGTGGATTACTCCACCGACTTCGGCTGGACCCCAAATGTCAGCTTTGACTGGGGTGCACTCCTAAGCCTTTATTGAGAATAACATGCTAACGCAACAGTACCTAAGACAAATATTTGAGTATGATTATGATGATGGTTGGCTTGTGTGGAAGCATCGTTCTAACATGCCAAATAATTGGAATGGTAGATTTGCAGGTAAGTTGGCTGGTAGCGTTACTGTTTACAATTGTAAACCCTATATCGCAATCACGGTAGATTACAAACAGTATCTAGCTCATAGACTCATTTGGGTGTATGAATATGGTGAGTGGGTAGATAGAATAGATCACAAAGATGATGATGGCACTAATAATAGATTGAGTAATCTAAGAGCGTGCACGCATTCACAGAATATGATGAACAAAAAGCCAGGGCGTGGTTGGGAGCAGCACGGTAAGAAGTTTAGGGCTAGGTTGTATTTAAATGGCCAAAGGCTGGAGTTAGGTAGTTTTGACACGCCACGCGAAGCCGAAGCAGCTTATATTGAAGCACGTAAGAAGCATTATGGAGAGTTTGCTCGGTGAGTACCAATCTTATTCAAACAAGTTTCGCAGCAGGCGAGCTAGCCCCGAGCATCTTCGCTCGCACCGACCTGACCAAGTATCACTCAGGTGCAGCTGCGCTTCGTAACTTCTTCGTCGACTACCGCTCTGGCGCCAGCACTCGGCCTGGGTCCAAGTACGTTGTTCAGGCATTCAAATCCTCCTCGGCTGTTCGATTAATCCCTTTTCAAACCTCTATCCTCATCCCCTATATCCTCGAGTTCGGCGATTTCTACTGCCGAGTGATCTCCAAAGGCGCGTCGGTTCTCGAAGCTTCGTTCAACATCACCGCGGTCTCCCAGGCCAACCCTGCCGTCATCACCGCCCCTGGTCACAACATCGTCATTGGCGATTGGATATTCGTCACTGGCATCGTGGGCATGACCCAGCTCAATGGGTTGTTCTTCCTCGCCACGAACGTCGCCGGGAACAACATCACCATCGCCACCGTCAATGGCCAGCCGATTAATAGCCTTGGCTACCCCGCCTGGGTCAGCGGTGGCACCATCGCCAGGGTTTACAAATTCGCCTCGCCCTACGCCGCAGCTGACCTCGCGTTGGTTAAGTTCGTTCAAATCACCAACACGATGTATCTGACGCATCCTAACTACGCCCCACAGCTCCTTACCTTCACGGCCCCGACCTCCTGGGCCTTCGCTCCGATCTCCTTCGGCGCTACGATCTCATCGCCGGTGATCGCCTCGGTCACCGCCACATCCGGCACCGGGGCAAGCTTCGCCTACCAAGTCACAGCAGTGGACAACGCTGGGCAGGAATCGATCCCCTCGGCCCCTGGGACTATCTCCAACTGCGTTAACATCACCACCACTGCTGGAACCATCACCGTCTCCTGGGCACCGATTTCCGGCGCTGTGGCCTACAACGTCTACCGTGCCGAGCAGTCCGTTGGCGCTACCCTGCCCCCGACTGGCGCGGCCTTTGGCTTTCAGCAGTCGGTGACCGGGGCCTCTGCGATTGACTCCAACATCGTCCCGAACTTCGACTTCTCGCCACCGGTGGTGCAGAACCCATTTGCAGCCGGTAACAACCCAGGCTGCGTGTGCTTCTTCCAGCAACGGATCTACTACGCAGGATCGAACTCCCTCCCGCAGACCTTCTGGGGATCAGTCCCTGGGGCTTATAATAACTTCAACACCAACGACCCGGTCCAGGCCGACTCGTCCATCACTGGAACCCTGGTCAGCCTGCAAGTTAATAAGATCAACTCCATGCTTCCTATGCCCGGTGGGCTGATCATCCTCACGGCCAAGGGCGCTTGGCAGCTATCCTCGGGCTCAGGCATCGCCTCGACCTCAGCCGTGACCCCGATCAACGCCACGGCCTCGCCCCAGGCCTATAACGGAGCCTCAGATGTCCCCCCGATCGTCGTTAATCAAGATGTACTCTACGTTCAGCAGAAGGGCGCAATCGTTCGGGATCTCACCTACAATATCTACGCTAACATCTACACAGGGGCAGACATATCCGTACTCTCTAACCACCTCTTCTTCAACCGCCAAATCCTCCAGTGGGCCTATGCTGAGGAACCTTTTAAGCTCATTTGGGCCATCCGTGACGACGGTATCCTCCTCTCGCTGACCTTCGTCAAGGAACAGGAGATGATTGGCTGGGCAAGGCATGACACCTTGGGCCTGTTCCAATCCGTTGCCACGGTCACCGAGGGCCAGTTCGACGCGGTTTACTTCGTCGTCAAGCGCTTCCTTGGTGGGATCTGGGTGCAGACGATCGAGCGTATGGCCGATCGGACGTTTCCGTTTGGGGCCGAAGACGCTTGGTGTGTGGACTGTGGGATCATGTCGGCTTTGCCGGCCCCTGCGGCCAACCTCACCATCACCGGTACCACTGCCGTTCCGGCCCCGAGTACCTATCCCCTGGGTCCAACTGGCCCGGCCCTAGTCGCCACCGGCACTGGCAACTTCGTCTCTGACGTCCCTGCGTTTGGCTCTGCCCTGCCAGGGGATGTAATCCGAGCTGGAGGCGGCATCGCCACGATTACCCAAGTCCTTTCCAACGTCGCTGTCGTCGCCACCATTACCCAGCCGATCACTGCCGTGTTGCCCAACGATCCCCTAGCCACGCCCCTGCCGGTGACCTCTGGTAACTGGACCCTGGCTCGGCCAGCCACGACCTTCTCCGGCCTCGACTACCTCAACGGCAGCATCGTCTCAATCCTCGCCGATGGCTCCGTCGTCCCTCCACAGCAAGTCATCGCCGGCCAGATAACCCTCTCTCAGCCAGCCACGAAGGTCATCGCCGGGCTTGGCTTCGTCGGCCAGCTTCAAACCATGCCGCTTGACGTCCAAGGCGGCGAGACCGTCCAGGGCAAGAGAAAGAAGATCGCGGCGCTTACGGTCCGGACCACGAACACCCGTGGCCTCAAGGCCGGCCGAACCTTCAACACCCTAATCCCGATCAAAGAGCTAAACCCCAACGTACAGATCGGCCAAGCTATCCCGCTGATCACCGGAGATGAACGCATTGTCATGGATGCCCTGTGGGACGTCCCTGGGCAGATTTGTCTCCAGCAGGACAACCCCCTCCCGGCGACGGTACTTGGTGTCATCCCAGAGATCGTGGTAGGGGATACCAGCAAATGACCGTTGAGATCCGCCCACTGACCTGTACCTACATAGACTTCCGCTCAATCATCCGCCGTAGCGCAGTCGCAGACCGGCCTGACGCCTGTGAGACCCTCGCCGATTTCTACCGCCGAAGCTCTTACACCTGGATCGGCGTAGCCGACGATATCGTAGCCTGCATCTGGGGGCTGATCCCACCGACCATTCTCTCCGACCGAGCCTATCTCTGGATGCTCACAACCGACCTCGTCGACGAGCACAAGTTCATCTTCGTCCGCTACTCTCGGCTGGCGATGGATGAGATGCTCAAGCACTACCCAACCATCGTAGGCCACGTCGAGGCGACCCAGACCCGGAGCATCCGCTGGCTTCGGTGGCTGGGGGCGAGGTACGGCAACCCACAGGGCAAGATGATCCCATTTTGGATTGAGGCACATGGCTGATCCTATTTCCCTAACCGCTATTGGCCTCACGGCCGCTGGCGCTGGTGTGGGAGCCTTCGGGGCCAACTACAAAGGCCAAGCCGAAGCCAACATGTATCAATACCAAGCTGGCGTGGCCCAGGTTAACCAGCAGATTGCCTTGCAAAACGCCGATTACGCCATCGCGGTTGGGGAAAGCCAGTCCCAGGCCTCAGGCATGCAGACCCGGGCCCAAATCGGTGAGACCAGAGCCCAGCAGGGCGCAGCCGGCCTCGACGTCAACTCCGGCTCGGCCGCCGCCGTTCGGGACTCTGAGGAGAAGATCGGTGAATACAACCAAGCCGTGATCCGATCTGATGCAGCCAAGCGGGCCTACGGGTACCAGGTCGAGGCCGAGTCCCAGGCCTCCCAGGCTGAGCTTGACCGCATGGGCGCACAGACGTCGAGGACCTCGGGCTACATCAACGCAGTCTCGACCATCCTCGGCGGTGCCAGTTCGGTGTCGAATAAATGGCTCGACGCCTCGCGATTGGGGATATTCGCCTGATGCAAGTCCCATACCAGCCTTACCCAACCCACACCCCTCAGTTCCAGGCGACCCCTGGGGTACATGTCCAGGCATTCCCTGCGGCCTTTGGGGCCAACATCGGCTCGGCCCTGGAGGGCTTGGGCAAGGTCACTGAGCAAGCCGGGAACGAACTCTTCTCCCGCGCAGTGGCCCTGCAGAACCTGAATAACGAAACCGAGGCCCGTGAGGCTGATGCTCAGTACATGATGAAGGCAGGGGAACTCCACGGACAGTTCTCTGCGCTTCAAGGCAAGGCCGCGAAGGATGGTCTTGAGCCTTACATGAAGAGCCTACAAGACCTTCGACAGAACATCCGCTCCGGGCTGTCCAACGACATGGCCCGAAAGCTGTACGACTCTTCTTCCCTCTCAACCATGGGCCGAACGATCTTCAACGGGGCTGGCCATGCGGCCACGCAGCAGAAGCAATGGGTCTTCGGTACCGCCAAGGCAGGGATTGAGGCGTCGAAAGACCAAGCTCTGTCGATGCCTACTGACGATGTCGCCTTCCAGAAGGGCCTCAACGACCTCCGCGAACGCGTGGGGGTACAAGCCGATGCCGCAGGGTGGGATGACACGCAGGCCAACCAAGAACTCGCCAAGCAGACCTCGTCCCTCTGGGCTCAACGGATCAAAGGCCTTGCCCATACCCAGCCGTATCAAGCACAGAAAATGCTCGACGATGCTCGGCAGAAAGGGGCAATCCATGGCGAGGACTTGGAACCAACGACTAATTTCGTTCGTCAGCGGATGTACACTACTGGCGCTCGCAACATTGCTCATACTGTTAGTACTGGTGATGACTTGGCCCCGGGTTCTGGTGTTGTTACCATGGATCGGGCCAAGCAAGCCATTTCCCAGTTCGAGTCCGGCGGAGATTACCAAGCCAAAGGCCCCATGACCAAGCACGGAGTGGCCCTTGGCAAGTACCAAGTCATGACGGAGTTTCTCCCAGAGTTCCTGAAGGAAGCTGGGATGAAGCCGATGACGCCAGAGGAATTCCTCAAGGACAAAGACGCCCAGGAGGAACTCTTCGCCTCGCGGTTTGGGGACTACATGAAGAAGTACGGGTCGTTCAACGAAGCGGCCAAGCGATGGATTGGGACCGTGGGCAAAGACGCCCTTGGCACCGACGCGGCGAAGTACCTTCAGGAAACCAACCGCAACCTCGCCAAGACGCAGTCCCTTGGGGAGAAGCAAGACCGGGCGGCGGCAATGGCCAAGGACCAAGCCCCGCTCGACCCGACCCTCCAGGACTACACCATTGCGCAAGTCGACGCAATGCACCATCGTGAGAAAGCCGCCCAGGCCGACGAGGACTTCCGCAATACCAACACCGTCAACGGGGCCCTGGTCGGGAACTTTGGTAAAATCCCCACCACAGTCGATGAACTCAAAGCCTCTTCCCCCGACGTCGCCAGGGCCTGGGATAACCTCAACGAAACCCAGCAGAAGAAAATCATCAAAGACCTCGGCAGGGTCAAGGCCGTCAAGGACGATCTCACAGTCTACCAGCGACTGACTGGGATGGCCCAAGAGGACCCAGCAGAGTTCCTTTCCCACGACGTCTTGAGCGAAGCCGGGCTCTCTGACGCCTCCAAGAAACACTTCATCAACCTCCAATCTCGCCTCAAGGCCAACGCTGAAACCGACCCGAGGGTAACCCACGCCCTCCAGGTCCTCCAGGGCCAGATGTTCTCAGCTGGGGTCACCAAGGCCCAGGACAAGGAACGGTATTACCAATTCACCGGGGCCTTGCAAGACGCCCTCGATGCCTTCCAGGGTGAGACCAAGAAGCGGCCGGATTTTAAGCAAGTCCAGGAGATCGGGGCGCATTTGCTCCAGGAACAAACCACCCCTGGTTGGCTCTGGAACTCCCACGATCCGATGTTTGAAATGCCGGTCCCAGGCGACGAGGAAGAGAAGATCAAGGCCGACCCGCAGTGGGCGAAGACCGGGATTGTCCCAACCGATGACATGATCCGCAGGGTCTACGTCCGTTCGCAGTACCAAAAGCTCTACGGCGGCGCAGCTACCAAGCCCCAGGTTCCGAGATGAGCGATTACTCCAATATCATCGGTTCAATGTTCTCGCCTGCGGCCGCCGTCGGTAACCTCGACGCTGAGCCGGACAAGGCCGCCAGGGCAGTGGGGCTTGAGCAATCCACGGGCGTTCCAGCCTCGACCATCTACGGTGACGTTGAGACCTTCGAAGCCCAGCACAAGGCAGCCCTGACGCGGGAGCTCTTTCGAAACAACCCCCAGCTCGGCCAGTACGCCAACTCCAACCCGATGGCTGCGAAGGTCTCAGCCGATGACTGGGGAGCGCTGGACGCGGTTTCTTCCAAGCTTGAGAAGCTCCGTGCTGGGTCGCTCACCGCCCCAACCTCCATCCTCTCGGCGGCCGTCAAGGGCTTTGGCGAGGGCTTTGGCCCTGAGGCCGCTGGCGCTTGGGCGCTGCGCACCGACGCCGATCAGCAGTTCGCCAAGCAGAACCCTCTGGCCACCGCTGCTTGGCAGAGCCTGGGCTTGCCCCTGGAACTATTCACCAGGGCCTTCTCTGGGGCTATCGAAGCCATTGGAGCTGGGGTCGAGGAGGGGTATCGCCAGTTCGGTGGTACCCCAAGCGAGGCCGAGCGGTTCGCTCGTGAGGCCAAGGGCATGGCGGAGTTCCATGCTATGGGCGGGAGTGGGGTTCACGTCGAGCTTCCTCCGGAGCACATCATGGAGGCCCATCGCCTGATCCAGGCCGCCAAGCCATACATCCTCGCCGGTAAGGAGCCCCCGGTCGGTGTCCACGAACTCATCGACAAGGCCCATGCGGAGCAGGCTAAGCTTGATGTCAAGAATCTCGACGAGACGCTGGCGGAAGCTGTCTCAAGTGCGACGCGCGAGAGAGATCCAGAGGGGTTTAGAAACTTCATCAGGCAGCATACCGAGGCTAAGATTGGGATCTCCGCTGATGCGGTTCGTAAGCTATATGGCGATGCGGAACCAGCCCTTGAGGATGGTAAGCTCGGCTGGGTACCGGATCTTGTTCAGCAACTCCGTACCGCTGAGGCGGTTGGAGGGGATGTTGAGGTACCGCTCGCGGATTGGTTGGCGAGGGTAGACCCGGAGATCGCGAAGGAGTTGCATGATGATCTGCGGGTCCGGGGCAATGGGCTGACGTTGAATGAGGCGAAGGAGTTGCCGAAGCCGAAGGCAGCCGAGGCCGAGAAAACCCCAGAGCAACTCGAAGACGAGGCAATGGATCGGGCCTTGCGCGAGGAGCGGGCTGCGCCAGCGAAAGAGCTTCCGCCAGAGGAATCTGATGCGGCGATTGACGAGACCTTAGCAGAGATTAGAAAGCAGCGGGCAATCGACACCGTCCGCAAAGCCTCTGCGCTTACCCCCATGGCCGAGGCCGAGTCCACCCAAGCTCGGCTGGCGAAGATCAAAGAGGCCAAAGAACGCTACGGGGAATGGTACGACTTTGGCCAAGGCGTCACCGCAAGGCTATCTGATTGGTACACGGAGAATGAGCAGAAGTTCAGCCAGGCCATAGCCGAGGAACTCGGTCGGATTGTCCCACAGGCGGCAGAGGTCTACGTAGCCAAACAGCTTCAGCTCAAGGGCACCCGGATTCAAGGCGTCTATAACCAATACTGGGACCAACTCCCCATCATTATCGTTGCCTTGGACGTCCACGACCCAGTGGGCATCGCTCGGCATGAGGCCTTGCACCATCTCCGCGCGTATGGGTTCATCGAAGACGCCGAGTGGACGACGTTGTTGAAGGCGGCGAAGGATAACGATTGGATTAAACGCTACGACATACACGAGCGGTACGCGGGTCAGCCCGAAGAGGCCCAGCTCGAAGAGGCAATCGCCGATCGACTGAAGGACTGGCGAAGGAACATCGATCTCGACGAGCCCGACGTCAAGGGTCCTGTGCGGTCGACCTTCAAAAAGCTCAAAGACTTCCTCGACGCGATCCGCCTCCGCCTCAGCTCCCTCCTAGGCCATGAGCCTACGTGGCAGGATATCTTTGACAAGATCGAGACTGGCGAAGTCGGCGCCCGCACCCCTGAGCCTCGCATCCCTGGCGTCTTCAAGCCCAAGCCAGCCGAGGGCGATATCTTTGACAAGGCCTCAGCCCTGGGGATGACCAGAGACCAATACCTCCGCTATCAGCGCCTGATCCAACGTCGCCAAGCTGAGGACCTTGAGGCCCAGCTTGAAAAGGCCAAGAAGCAGGCAAAGACCGAACAGACCAAAACCTGGAAGGAGAACTTCGCCAGGACCCGTGACGAGGTCGAGAAAGACCTTCGCGAGCGGCCGAACTTCCAAGCCGATGAGTTCTTCCGCGAAGGCACCCTGTACGGAGAGAAGCTCTCCAAGCGGCCCAAGCTCGACGAAGCCGCGCTCACTGACGAGCAAAAGGCCTCTCTCCGCTCCACTTTCTATGGCTCTAACGGCATCCACCCCGACGACGCTGCGGGCCTCTTCGGCTACCCTTCCGGCGACTACATGATCTCTCGGCTGGCTGAGATTGAGAGGAACCGAACCGCTGCGAAGCTCACCGCCCCGGAGTACTTCGACTTCGCCGTGAACCAGGAAACCCGATCTCGGATGGAGCGTGAGTACGGGGACTTGGACGAGAACATCCTCCGTGAGGCCCAGGAGCACGTGGTCTCTGAGACCCAGATGGATCTCCTCCACGAGGAGGTCGTGGCCCTGGGGATACAGACTGGGTCGGCTATGCCCTTCACCAAGACCGACTTCAAGGCCTGGGTGAAGAAGGCCTTCGACGAGTCGAACGTGTCTCAGGTGGGCCTGGAGAAGTCCCTTCGCGAAGCTGGCAAGGCTGGACGGAATGCCGAGATGGCGTTGCTTAAGAACGATCCTGGCGAGGCCTTCAAGGAAAAGCAACGCCAGTATATGTCGTTGCTTCAGGCCGATCAGGCGAAGAAGCTGGAGAAAGAACGGACGAGCTTCGACAAGACCGCCAAGCGCATGGCCAAGCGGGAGGTACCAAGCGTTGAGCAAGAATACACCAACTGGGTCCACGACATCCTCCAACGAGTCGGTGAGCCCATCCGAAGGTCCATACAAGACCTCCAACAATCCCTCGGTGGCAAGACTCTCGAAGAGTTTGTGGCGGAGAAGGAGAGTGCTTTTAGGGAAATCCCTGTTGCTGACTTCCTCCTCGATCAGGGCTTCCGCAAACGTGTTGACGATATGTCGGTCGCAGAGTTCCGGGCGGTACACGATTCGATTAAGGCCCTGGTGAGGAACGGCCGAGATGAGAAGAAGATCTACCGCGAGGGAGAGGAGGCGGATTTAGACCAGGTTAAGGCCCAGATGATCGGGCAGCTTGAGACATTCCCAAAGAAGGATCTGACAGGGCTTGATACGAGGCTGACCAAGGCCATGAAGGCCATTCGGACCTTTGGTGCCAAGCACCTTCAGCTGGAGTCCCTGTTCAACCGCTGGGATCGTGGCGACCCTGACGGGGTCTTCACCCAGTACGTAATCCGCGATCTCGCGAACTCCGCCAACTACGAGGCGAAGCTTGAGCGTAAGTACGCCAACCGCATCCGGGCTCTGGGGGACAAGGTCGATCTAAACGAGCGGGTTCAGAACAACCTCTTCAAAGTCCCTGGGACGGACGATTTCTTAGTCATGAACCGGGGCAAGCTTAGGGCCGTGTTGCAGAACATCGGCAACGCCAGCAACCTCGATAAGCTCGCCCGTGGATACAAGGTCGAACCCACCCGGATCATGGACTGGCTCTTTCGCAACGCTACCAAGGCCGATTGGGATTGGGCCCAGAAGCAAGGGGATATCTTCGCCGACATCAAGCGCGAAGCGGACGTCATGTACCGTAACCTCACAGGGATTGAGCCTGAGAATATCGAAATCCAACCGATAATGTCCCCACACGGAACCTACCGCGGTTGGTACCACCCCGTTGTCTATGACAAGACCTTCGAAGGCTCCTCGCAGAAGCTGATGGGGCGAAATCCGCTACAGGACAACGCCTACGTCCGAGCCACGACCCCCAGAGGGTACACCATCAGGCGCTCGAACTATGTTGCTCCGCTAGAGCTGTCTCTGGATGGCACAGCGAACCTGATCCGCAGCATGCTTCACGACATCTCCTTCCGACCGGCCATCATCAACGCCAGCAAGATCTTCTACGACAAGGACGTTCGCTCAGCGATTACTCACCATTACGGCGAGGTCTACCGGGATCTCCTCGATCCCTACCTCCAAGATGTTGCCAACTCAGCAAACCGCGGCAACGCCAACTCCGCTTGGGCGAGCAAGTTCCTCGAAGGCACTCGGCAGAACGTCATCGCTACCTTGATCGGGCTGAACCCTGGTACTGTACTGAAGCACGGCACAACGGCCCTTGTAAACTCCATGAACGAGGTTGGCGCGAAGAACTTTCTCAAAGCCACCATGAGCCTGTTCTCAGTCGACGACCGCACTGGCGAGCGCAACTACCGCTTCGCTATGGATACAAGCGAGGAGCTACAGCGTCGGCATAGGCATTACTTTGAGACTCTCAAAGGCGCCCAGACTGAGACCCTTGGGAAGATGACCTGGCGGGAGACCGTGCAGCACTTTGGCGCTTGGCCTGTGGCGATGTCTGACCTGGCCTCGGCTGTGCCGACCTGGCTAGCCCGGTACGAAACCGCCATGGGCGAGGGCAGGAGCCACGGAGACGCCGTCTTCCTGGCCGACCGGGCCGTTCGCAGGGCCCACGGGTCCTCCGTCATCACCAACCGAGCAGCCATCATGCAAGGTGGCCCCGGCTCATCCTGGTTCACCTCCCTCTACGGCTTCTTCTCCCACATCCTCAATCGCCAGTACGAGATGGCGTGGAAGGCAGGGGAGACCTTGGGGAAGGTCAAGGCAGGGGATTGGAAAGACGCCGCCAAGGACGTTCCTGGGATGGCCTCAAGCCTCGTTGCCTACGTCTTCTGGCCGGCGCTGATCGAAGAACTCGTTACCCCGATGACCAACGATGAGAAGGAAAGCTGGGCGAAGAAGGTCACGAAAGCCGTCGGGTTCTCCCTATCCTCGTCCTGGGTAGGCATCCGTGACGTGGTCCATGCCATGGCCACAGGACATGACCCGTCAGCTGGGCTGGTCTCAACCGCCCTCAAGACCGTCACCGACCTGCAACGGGATCTAACCAAGGAAAAGATGTCCTTCACCAAGCAGAACGCTGGGCATCTGATCCAACATGCAGCCACAGCCGCAGGCGCAGCGACTGGGTTGGTCAACGCCCAAGAGGGCAAGGTCGCCCGGTTCGGGTACGGCGTAGCGACCAACCAAGAGAGGCCCAAAGGCCCCTGGGGCTGGGCAGTTGGGCTGCGCTATGGCACGCTCAAAGGACATTCCGCGACGCTATCGGATTGGTTTAAAGGGAAGGTAAGCCGATGACCATTTGGCCTAAAGACAACACAGCAGACAAGAACGCCTTCTACGGCGACTTTCACTCCAAGGGATGGCAGGAGATCAATCTCACCCACTACACTCCGCCGTTCCTGATGTACTACGACAAGCATCCCCTGCCCCACGGGATCCTCGTTCACAGGAAAATCGTCCCGGCCCTGTCGGCGGTGTTTAAGGAGATCTGGGACAAATGCGAGCATGACCAGCACAAGGTCGACGCAACTGGCGCCAGTGACTTCGGAGGGTGTTACAATGTCCGGAACATCTCGGGCTCGAATAGCTGGTCTAACCATTCATGGGCCTGTGCAATCGACCTGTCCCCCGCAACCAACGGCTTTAATACAGGACATGGCACTATTGGCACTGTTGTCGTGGAGGCCTTCAAGCGTCAGGGCGCCCGGTGGGGAGGGGATTACCACGGACGGAAAGACCCCATGCACTTCGAATTCGTCAGCTAAAGGAGCCCACGATGGTAAACCCTAAGTTCTCATTCTGGTTTGGCGTTTGGACCACGGTTCTCATCGGCGTCGCCGGCGGAACTGTCCACCTCACCAACATGCTACCGACGGACTGGATCCCCTACGTAGTAGCATGGTCGTCGTTCTTCGCTTTCGTGAACTCCGCCGTGCTCACGGCCCTGCACGGGTACTCTGGCGAAGCCCCTGGGCCGCTGACGAAGGAGGCGCCGAAATGAAAATCGTACCCTGGGCTGTCGATGACTTCACTGGGCTGTGTCTTAGGTTCATCCTCACGGCCGTGATTCTATTCCTTCTCGCCGTCGCCGCAATGGCACAGCCCCGGCCTTCCCCCATCACCACAGTCCTTCAAGCCATCGTCGAAGACGCCAACGCGGCCTTGGCCGACGCGAAGGACCATAACGACCAAATCGCCGTCAACTGTTGGTCAGCGATTGCCTCTGTGGCCCAGGCCAAGCTTCAAACCGAGCAGATGCCTGGGGGTAAGCTCATGTACGCGTTTCAGAAAGTCCGCGACATCACTCGCCTATCGTCCTCCCCACAGGGCACGACCTTGATCATGGGCTGTGCTCCGCTGGTCCAAGACGCCAAACTCAATATGGTTTCCTTCTTCACCAACATCGGAGGAGCGGTCCTGATCAAGGGCCTACTCGTTCCCTAAGGAGCTAAGCTATGAATTCCGCTGAGTGGATTGCACTGTGTGGCCTTGCGTTCTCGATTGTAGCAGCGATTGTTGGTATGGGAATGCGTTTGACCTGGATACTGGGGAAGGAGTTCGCGGCGACCCGGCAGGTTCTCATGGAGAAGCTCGACTACCACGAGGCCCATGATGACGAGCGGTTCTCCCATGTCGACCAGAGGTTTACCGATGTACACGATGATATCTGGCAGCTAAGGGTGGAACAAGCCAAGCGCAACGGCGACGCAACCCCTATTAGGAGAGACTAATGCCATCGGCTGATACGCTAATTCTCCTATTCGTGGCCCTGATCAACGCCTATACTGCGTACAAGGTCCATCACTCGGCGACGGATATTAGGAAGGTTGAGAAGGCCACGAATTCGATGAAAGACGCCTTGGTCACGGCAGCAGGGAAGGCTGGGTTCACCGAAGGATTGGCCGAAGGCCTAAGAAGAGAAAAGCCTTAGTCCCGTCTTCGGGTCGATCGACGTAGCTTTGATCAACCCGCTCCGTTCCATTATCTCTAGCACCTTTATCACATGCTGGACCGGGATGCGCTCGCGGGCGAAGTTGATCAGCTCGCGCTCCTTGACAGTCCCCCGGCTCTCGATGAAATGCGCGATCTCATCCATGGCCTTGGCGTCGGTTGACCCTGTGCCCTGGCGGAAGATCTCTGGCATGGCCGCTTCGGCATCGAGGAGCCAGCCCATGGCGCGGTTGAAGTCGGCTTTGGTTAGGGTTAGGTCATCTCCCCTATCCACAGAAGCAACCATTGAGAGTTTAAATAAATGGCCGCGACGACGAGTGCAATAGTGAGTAAGCTTAGGATGCTTAGGAACAGGCGGAAGGCCCAACTTTGTCCAGTTGCTAATCGCAGTGCGATACTCAGTAGACGGATTGAAAGGGCCGATAAGAGAATGGATACACTTGAGATCATGGATCAGCTCCTTTGGAACCTCCGCTACTTCCTTTCCGAAGACGTCCTCGGACATCGATCGCTCACCTGAGTAGACCAGGATAATTCGACTAGTAAACCCTTGGTCCCAAGCAATCTCAGGCATAAACTTAAGCAGGTTAGCCGGAGTCGATCCGGCCATGATGGAGAGCTGTGGATTATCAATTTTAATCTTGAGTCCAGAGGTTCTCCTTTGCTGAGAATAGGGAACTGTAACGTCGTATAATGTGGTAAGCCCATCTACCAGCTCCTCGTCGAACTTATGCATGAAAGCCCCGAACTCATCGACGGTTAGGATGAGGGAGTTGAACTCCAGGGGAGGGTGAGGGATGTTGATCACGATCCGCTTGGCAGCGACGAGGCAGTCGACGAGGGAGGCCATCTTGATGGAGGTCGGAGCGATGTGAAGTTCGGGTATTTCTTTCAGGAGTTTGCGAGCGGCCATGATCGAGCGGGTTTTGCCTCCTCCCGGATGACCAACCAAGACCGTATATAAGTTCGGGTAAAAAGGCTCTGAGGTTTGGATCCATACCTTCTGCTCCAGTGTTGCGCCGATTGCTGAGATCGCCACCCAGCGACGGAAGATTTCAGGACTTTCGAGGTTATCGGTGTATTTGACGAACGCGTCGATCCATGAAGAGAGCTTTCGCTTAGCGTGGCCATTACTTATCATAGGCAAATTCTCCAAAATGGGTCTTAGCTGCTTTCTTATATGCAGCAGATGCCTCTTCTATAGTATCGAATCTACCCAAGTTTATTTCAATTCCATTTACGCGAATTCTAGCTTCGTATCTACTTCCCCTAGCTCTTACGCCTTTTACGCATAACATGTTATTTATTTGTACGCATCTATTCATGTTATTCTGGGATATGGAAGCCTTTCTTAGATTGCCTATGTTATTGTGGCCTTTTATTCCATCTATGTGATCAACTGTAACCATTTCACCATAAATATATAACCACGCTAATCTATGAGCCCCATAACTATGCATATCTATTTTAATAAATGTGTACCCATTAGTACAAGTTCCTGCAATACGCCCATTTCTTCTCCAATAGAACGTACCAGTTAATGGATAATAGCGTAGAAGACTTTTTAGCTTATCTTGCGTTAAACTTTCTGTCGAGAAGTTTGATGTCCTCAGTCCGCTTTCTCTTATCCCCGCCATGGTAGCTCCTTAATCCGTCAGGGTTTTCCCCTGCATCGTAGTGACCGAAATTCCAGCCAGTTTGGCAACCGTAAGGGATTACAAATTCTCTACCGCGCTCTAATTGCAGGGGGTATCGAAGGGCAGCCAGCACCTTGGGGGCGATTTCATCCTCTTTTTCCTCGGGGTATTGGACCACGATGGCATCGTGGATTTGCATCAGAAGTTGTGCGTTTCCTTCTCTCCAGACTTGTAACATACCGTTATTGACGATATCAGCGAGTGATCCTTGTGGGTCATACGCGATAGCTTCCCTGAGAGTAGAGTCATCCTCTCTTCGACCGAAGAACCATCGCTTCCTCCCGGTGAGGCTAATAAGGTGCCCAAATCGCTTGAGCCTTCGTTCGACGTCGGCGTGCCATCGGAGGTGGGCTGGGAAGGCGAGGAAGTACTTGGGTTGGAACTCTTCAATGAGTCCAACATCAACCTTAGCTTGATTGGCCAGTGTCCTAGGCTTTCCTCCGTAATTAGAGCCATGGCCAATTTTCTTGCACATGAAACGTCGAGAGTAATGCCTATAGTAAGGCTGTTCTGCGAACTCTCTATCACCTCGCAGATCGCCGGACCAAGCAAGCTTTGGCCAGCATAGCTTGGCCACAGTGGTGTGTAGATCCCCTCCTTCGCAGGCATCGAGATAGCGACTATCTCCGAATATGTTCCATTCAATCGCACCGACGACACGGCTTTCTCCTTGTTCTGCATCAAAATACCCCATCTTCATGCCTGGGTCTGCGACGAATATCGATCTCAGGCTGTCTTCGATATTCTGTAAATTGCCGCCAGTACCGAACTCTGAAAGGCTTGATGAGAACCTTCCGGTCTCAGTGCCAGCGATGTTGTAACTTGTCCTAATTCGTCCGTCAGGGTCAAGATCAGTCTTGAGTACTGATATCTTCTTCCCAAGATCTCGCATCGCTTTAATATGCGCCACAATCGGGCGTGCGACGGTGTAGGCTTCCATCCTTTCCAACGCGTCACGATTAACGGTCGGCCGCCCTCCCCGTTTGATAACTGGAACTCCAAGACGGGTGTAGAAGAGTTCTTTGAGGTCATCGTTTGATCTCCAGTTGAACTTTGGCAGACCGACCCCGTCGAGGACGATGCGTTCTAGGTTCCGTTCTAGGAAGTCGATTTTATCGAAGTAGGCGTCGATGACTGCGGCTTTGCGGACAGCGTCGACTTTGACCCCCCGAAGCCGCATTTCCAACGCGGGTCCCTGGAGAGCACGGGAGAAGTTGTAAGTCGCCGCAGTGTGGTTATCTAGCTGGGGTAGCAGCGCGTCGAGGACTTCGTAAGTGACGCAGCAATCGAGGCCGTTGTAGACTTGGTCCTTTTCCCACTGGAGTTTGACATTGGTTGGGGTGACCTTGTCGGTGCGGATGATTTTAGCCACTAATCATCCCTCTTAATCGTTGTGCTATGCCGATGCTCCTGCTTCCACGGGCCTTCGTCGGTGTAGATCGAGCCGAGGAAGCCAAGGGCCTTGAGGCTCTCCGGCTGCAACGCATGGTGCAGCAGCATCGTATCATCCTCTGCCCCCATCACCCGGATCCCGTAGGCTCGCCAGAGGAAGGAGATGTCGTAGAGCCCGTTTTGGAAGAGCTTTGAAGGCTTAGGGCGTTCGCATACATAGCGAACAAAGTCCCAAGCTTTGCGCTCATGTCCTTGAGTTGGCCAATAGCTACGCCCCAGTCTTCGCGGGTCTGTAAAAGGGAGAACGAGGGCCAGTCTGCTAGTGGGTGCGAACCCAATACATGTAATCTGACTTCCAACCGTTTCAATGTCGACACTAAGTCTCTTAGCTCCCTGCATGTACTGTGCATCGAATTCATAAAGGTCCTCCAGGGTTGGTTCGATCCAAATCTCTCGCTTGGGCCGGCGGATTTCCGAGAACTCCGCCTCCCGTCGGGCCTTCATCAGGTCGATGACGACCGTTGGTCGGAGTTCCCACTGACGTAGGACAGCAGCGGGGTGATATGTTGGCAGGATTTTGAACCCTGTTGCAGTGTGGGTGCTAAGATACGTAACTCCGCGGAGTTTAGATATAGCCGTTTTTCCGAGTAGCGCCCAGGATGCTGTGTTTCCCAGCGCGATAACAATGTTTGGATCGCCTTCGACAAGCTCTTGGCCAAGTCGTTCGAGTTCATTTGCGAATTCCCCTCGTACATACTTCCCTTTCAACAGCGCCGGATAGCCCTTCAGGGCCTCGGACTTCGGCCCACAGAGGGCCTCGACCTTGTTCCCTTGGGGCCTGAGGTTGAAGACATTGGTGAGAAAGCAGTCGGCCCTGGCGAGGCCGGCTTCGGTTAGAAGCTGGGTTAGGAGGTACCCTGAGGCCCCGATGAATGGGGCTCGCTCGCGTTCTTCGGCTTCTCCCCAGGCTTCGCCAACAACTGCAACCTGCGGCATCGTGAAATCTCCCTCTTGAGATACCATTCGGCTTTTTGCAAATCGGTGATGAGGTCGCCCTTCTCTCCGGCGCGCCAGATGTACTTGATCACGTTGCCGAGGTTGAAGTTCAGATGTTCGACCACATCAATGCATTCAACACCGCATGCGTGTGAGGTGTAGTGTCTTGGATGGTTAACTTCGTCTGTCATCGCTCGCTCCTGGGGAAAAGGCCCGGGGCATTTGCGCCCCGGGAGGTGGGAGGTTAGCTGACCGGCGCAGTCGAGGCGATCTCGGCGAAGATCCCGCCGTCATCGCTCGCCCGGTGCTTGATGTTCACCAAGACCTGCTTGCCGGGGGCGTCGTCGATCATCTGGCGCAGGGTCCGATCCTCCCCGTCGATCTCCAGGTCCTCAGCGAGGAACTTCTTCAGCCGCCAGATGGCGTCCTCGGTGATGTAGAAGGTGGCTCGCATGGTGCGGCTGGAGAAGCCGCCCATCTCCTCCAGGGCATCCTGGTCGACGTCATCGCCTGCCGTGAGGGGCTGGAGGGTGAACTCGACGAATTCTGTCTGCTTCTTCGAGGACTTGTCGAACCGTGGCAGGCCCTTGACGACGCAGACGTAAGAGCCGACGGGCAGGGGCTTGGGGCGTTCGACCTCGGAGGACGGGGTGTCGAGGATTGCGCCGAAGTTAGGGTTGTTCATTGGGTCAGTCTCCTGTGGCTTCGTTGATGAGCTTGGCGATGTGGATTTCGAGATTTTGAAGGGCTGCTATGAGTTCTTCGGTCTGGATTTCCTCCTGGTTTAGGCTGATGTAGATGTGGGCGATGTGGTCGAGTTCTGCGAGTTGGTCTGGGTTCATACTTTCCTCAGTTTCGGCTTTGCTTGTGGATGTTCCCTCAGCACCCCAAAGAACTCCGCCAATCCCGTCTCGACTGGGTAAGTCTTTCCCATCTCAAACGGCTTGGCGTTGGCGAGGTCGAACATGGCTGACGAGACCGTTTCCAGCGTCCGCTTTCCTCCTGCGTTGGTGCGAAATAGGGCAAGGTTGTTGAAGTAAGTCGGGATCTTCGGGCTCAGCGCCCCGCCGATGGCGGTCGGATAGCCCTTCTTCGTCCCATCCGGGTTGTCCACAAACCTCACGTGGGAAATCACGACGACATTGGTGGCGAAGTCATCGCCGGTTAGAAGAGCGAGAACCCCTTCAATTGCATCTTGTGCGTCCTTGTATACAGCTCGATTGTCGTACTTCCCGTCTCGAGAACGTGGAGTAAGAGGCTCTCTAAAGTCATAGGCGGCGTCGCCGAACCGAGTGAGAGAGTCAATGACCAGGACACAGTCTCCACCCCAGCTTGCTGGAACACCAAGGTCAATGTCAGCTCCGTCTTTGGCTTTGTACTTCCAGCGATCAAGCATCTTAATGCCGTCGACAAAAGCCCTCGGGACTCCGTCAACGATGGTGCCTTCCCCAGAGGACTTGCGCTTATCTCGTAGGGTTCGGAATTCGACATTGCCGATGTTCTCCGGGCTATCGCGAAGGATGAATTGCTTCAGGACGTCAAGCCCGTTGTCGTAGTCGAGGATGCGGAGTTTGTAGCCGACCTTGACAAGGCTAGCCAGGGCGCCGGTTTTACCGGCTTTGGAGTCCCCGATCAGGAGGAGTTTGGTGAACTGGTTGCTCTGATGGTTTGCTAGACTGGGCATATGCGTTGCAATCCTTATGTTCAACGTAGCCGTTTCGGAGGTAGTATGAATGATCTGTTGTGACAGGGCATCCACACTTGGCGCAGCAGGTGGTTATTAACCGCGATCTTTCAAGGTGTTCCATCTATGCCTCTAAAACAACGTCGAAGGTTTGCCCTAACTCGGCCTCGGGCATGTCATGAACAACGACAAACATGCCGGTTCTATTGCCTTCGTTACAAATTTCCAAGATCGTTGCTCCAGGCAATCTCCGTTCACACACTTGGACGGTTAGCCTAGTCCTGTACCTTAGTGGGGGTCCACCGGGTTCCATCTATGCCTCCATACGCCGTTTGTTCACAAGTGCCTTTCGCTCTTCCTCAAACAACTTTCTCATCACATCCCAAGCCTCGTTAAAACCCGTGATCGAGTCATCATAGTTTGGCTTCATCTCATACAGGCAGTTATTGAGCCTTGTTTCCAGTTTCCACCTTAGCCTTTCTAACGCGGCTTCAAGGGATTCCATCTCTCTTCCTCCGTTTGCTTCTTGAAGTTCCCTTCCAGGAACTTCTCTCTCACCTGTGGGCTCTTCGAACAGATACTCCTGAACTTGCACCCGCCGAACTTGTCACAGGCCGTATCGTTCTGTGGCCAGTACCCAACCTTCGCGTATTCCTCGGCCAGGGTCAGCCAGTACCGCAGGTCGTGGACCCACTCGTCGATCTGGGCCTGGGTACGGTAGGTGAGGCCGCGGGTGAAGCGAGAGAAGTCGACCCCGATCTGGGCCGCGTCGATGATGACCCCACGGATTGGGGAGAGGAGGACGATTTGGCTGGCGAGGGTGTAGAGGGTCATCTGGTTGTTGGGTTCGAATTGGTTGAAGAAGTACTCGCCGGGGGTTGAGGTCGTGGTCTTGTGGTCCATGACGAAGAGTTCGTCGTTGAACCGCACGACCCGGTCGAGGTGGCCGCAGAGCAAGTAAGGAATATCCTTGTCGGAGCCATTGATTGGATGGTCATATCCAGCCTTAGGCCCCCAATCCAACTCAAACTTAAAGCTCAACTCCACCGCGGGCTTGCCATCGGCTTTGACGTAAGTCTGAGCCGGGTCGTCTTTGAAGTGGTCGAGGTACCAGACGATCGTGCGGAGGAGGTTCGGCTTGTTCTTGTACTTGTGATCCGGTTCCCAATTGGCCGTTCGAGTAACCAGCTCTCGGACCACGTCGTGCACCGCGTCGTCGTGGGGGATATCCGCGCAGCGGGAGAGGTCGTAATCCTGCAAGGCCCTATGAAACTCGATGCCAAACCTTAGGTGCACACTCTCTTCGTTGCCAGACCATCCCTCCAAGATGGAGTATTGATATAACCGTGGGCAGGTCTTCAAAAGTCCCAAGCAAGTGCTGTCCCAGGCAAACTGAACACGGGTTCCGGGAAGGAACGGGCTCGGTGCAGGCGGCGCAGCGGGCGCGGGGGCAGTAGGGGTATTGGCGATGGGTTGATCGAGAAGGCTGAGTTGGTCGGTCATTCACTGGGGTCTCCCTTTGCGCCACACCAGGGGCAGTACTTCCAGTTGAGATCGACGCCGTTGTCGCATTGATCGCAGCGGAAGATTGGCGCTTGGTACTTCTTATTCCACGGCTGAAAAGCCTTCAGCTCATCCATCGTAGGCCACTTGCCGGTGAAGGTCCAAGCGCGATCGTCGATGGTAATAAAGGCCGGTGGCTTCTCGGTTACGAACTGTACGTCTTCGATACCGGGGCCTGCTGGGGACTCGTAAAACGCAGCGCCTGCGTGGCGCTTCAGCCAAGCTCCCATCGCGCTGAGCCCACCCACTTGGTTGGACCTCGAGCTGAAGATCACCACGTCGAAGTGTTGCAGCGCCTCCAGCATGAAGGCGAACGCGCCCTCAACCGGCGGATCGGGGATTACATCTGCGCCTTTCCACCCGCTGGTGTAGCTGTGGATGACGCCGTCGAAGTCCAGGCAGAGAATCCGTTTGCTCATAGCTTAGGTTCCTCCAATGTGGCTGATATTGAGAATGCGCCACAGAACATCTCGGCTATTTTGTGTTGTTTATCTCCGTCTGATAAATCAGACTTAATTATCCTTTCCACCCTTCTAAGCCGCTCTAGCCCCGTCCAATAACCGTTATCTTGGCTAACGCGCACAGTCATTACCTCGCAACAGCGTGGGCAATGGCTGAGCTGTTTGAAACTGTGTTGAGCAATTTTCATGTCTTCCCCCATCCATTAGGGTTGAAGTTACTCCCCTGCGCTGCATGGCTCCGCTCGTGTTCCTTCCGCGAATCGAGATCGTCGATCCTGAGCGTGTCGAGCATTTGCCCATGGCGACAGTAGGTCTTGCAGCGGTATTTAAGTGGGCATTGGTCGGTCTCAGCGAGTTGGCAGTACATCAGTCATACCCCCACGACTTCGCAATACGCTTAAACTCTTCGTACCCTGGATGCCCCGGACGCCCTGAGATTTCTGAAATCGGGGTTCCAGGTTCTCGCTTTGTTGGTGATACCATCACATCATCTTCCATTGGCTCCTCCTGGCCTGCGACTACTAGATCGCAAATGTCACAATACCAACCGCCAACGATTCCCACTGACGGATCATCGGGCTCGAAGCTATCGCTGATATTAGCGTCACATTTTGGGCAGTACATCAGAACCTCCTCTTAATCACCGGCGGTGCCGCCTGCGGAGCCAGGGCCTGAACCACAGCCGACAGGTCAGCCTTTGGCCCTTTCTCCTTCTTGGGCTTGACCCCTGCTTCGTAGTTCGCCCGTTGCTTGCGCATGTAGGCGATGATCCCGTCGATGTCCTGGGCGGACAGGTCGAGCGGATCGCGGGTCATGAGTTCGTCGAGTTCATTCGCCATCGGTTCCTCCTTCGGCCTCGGCTTCCACGGCAGCGGTTTTGCTCCGGATATGACGGCGGATAAGGCCACGTACCACCCCGGAATAGCCATGGCCGTAGTGCTCCTTGAGCCAGAGGTAGTCGCTGTAGTTGATGTTGATGGTGATCTTCGCCAGGGGCTCGTCAGGGCCTGGATTTGGCATCAGTTATTCTCCTTCGGCTTTCGCCTCTTCGGTGGCCCTGCGTTAGTCGGCTTGGGCTCCTTGTAAACAGGCTTCCGAAGCCCTTTCTTCTTGGATACTTCGGCCATTCGCTCTACGATCGCAGATAGGGGGCTAGTTGAGGCCATCACTCATTCTCCTCTTTAGGCAGGGCCTTATCCATTAGGAAAATGAGTTGCTGAATGGCCTCCTTTATCTCTCTAATCGCCTGATCCGGGCTAAGGGCATCAACACAACCCACCCTATGCCACAGGTTCTCTAGCTGCTCCCGCATCAAAACCTCCTCTTAATCGGCTCGGCTCGCTCGGGCACTATCATCATCTCAGGGGGTTCAAACTCAGGTTCCTTATCCTCAACCCCGCTGAGCCCCTCGATCTTCAAGGGATTGATCGTATTAACCTCGATATAAACCCACCACTGGCCCTCACGGAGATTGACCTTGAAGATCAGTTTATCGTACTCACTCCGCCCGTGCATTGGGTGTTCGAGTTCGTAGGTCTCAGCGTTCTGCTCACGGTCGATGGACCGGGCGTAGTTCAGGCGAAGCCGGAGCTGGTTGGCCCTGCCGACATCGTCGACGAGATATCGGGTGCCTACGCCATCGGCAAGGGCG